GTTTGGTGGTATCTTGTGATAAATCCACGAACACCATCTACTTAACGCCTTCCTATTTCTATGTGCTGGCGAGATTATAAAAGCCTGCCTCGCACCATGATAGGGATTGAGACAGGCATTGATGTTGGCACTTCGCAGGGGGATTTTCAGTAATTGTTTAATTTACAGTTCGACGCGCTGCAAAAATAAAAGCCTAAGAAAATCAGTCATATATGTAAATAAATAAAATAAGAAACGTGTTGTTTGGCACAAGAGGTTCGCTTATTTCCCTGTGAAGCGCGTTAGGTTGTAGTGCGGCATTCAGTCCTGATTGACGGCAGTCTCTCAAAACAAGCCGCTGGTGGTCAAGGATAGAGTTGAACTATCGTTAGACGCTTATAAGGCGTCCGTTCTAACCGCTGAACTACTCGACCAGAAAGAAGGTGGGTGGAGAGATCGTTGAGAGCGAAGGTATACTCTCTCCACCCATACATAGGCAAGGAAACTTCAAGACTTTCACCTTGATGCTTCCGCAATGCCCGCGCGTCCGCAAACGCGCGGTGACTTTCCGTTATAGTGGGAAACTTATTTTTAATCACTGCCATTTGTTTCAGGGGCGGCGACCCTGCGAATCAGCAAAGGAAATTCTCGCCCCCACACAGGGCTTACTGGTATTCACCAACCCAGCTGATTCTTTTCGCGAAAGGGATAAACAGGTATTTCCCCTGTCTTTCCCACATGCGGCGGTTTCCCGCCTAGATCGCTTTCAATAACGTCAAGCAATCCTAAGAATCCGCTTGCCTTCCTGTTGCCCGGATGCGCTAGACACCTGTTAGCAAGCAACGCCCGTATGCAAGTACCGTCCCTACTACGAATCGGGAAACGCCTGCCATCCCGCATGCAGTAAGCAGGTTTGTGGTGGGTGTCATTTAATCTCGCACCTAGAGAGATTGTAAACCATTTTCGTGAAGTCAAGGAAATGGTTGGCAGGGAGTGATGGAATCGAACCATCGTAAGCGAAGTCAAAGTCCGCTGCACTTTCCACTGTGCTAACCCCCTCCACAAGGTGGTGCGTCCGCGTTCTGAAAGCAAATAAAAGAGAACGCTTGGACGCCGCACTTTTGTTAAGGCGGCGGGAGGAATCGAACCCCCACAAGTCCCGGTACGACCACTCATAAATGAGCTTACGTTGCCGACGGGTATCCCCGCTCCATGGAAGGCCGCAATGGTGGGAGTCAGTTTACCTCTGCTCCCGGTGAGGTACAAGATTTAAGGAGGTCTCGTATGATGAATCACAATGATCCGCTATGCTCCGTATGCCGAAACGAAGCAATGGTGGGAGTCATTTTGCCTCTGCTCCCAGTGAGGGGTCTGCGTTGGTCGTGGCCATCATTTTGTTCGGGGCAATGATGGTTCAGAAAGGAGTGTAGCGAGGGAATGAATCGCGAGTTCGCGCAAGGACCCTCGCTACATTATTATTATAATTCATGTGCTTAACACGCGGCAAGCAACACGGCAATGGCGGCTATGGCTATGCCGCCGTCACGTTGTCTTTTAGCCACCCTTACCTCGTGCTTGTAGGCTTCTATTTCTTTCTTCAACGCTTCTAAATCTTTCCTGCATGTCTCTATCTCTTGCTTCGCTTGCTTCAATGAGCTTTGTGCTTTCGTCAATGAGAGCTTTGTCTCGTTGAGCTTTGCTTCTAAGGTCTGACAGTCCGTTTGCAATGTCAGAAGCAGTTGTTCCTGCTCCGTCGAGTCTGCTTTGAGCATCGTCAAGTTGGCTTTGAGTGTCTGACACTCCATCATCTGCTCGTTCCAGTCCTTCTTGAAGTCGCTCCATTCCTGGCTCGTCATTGTGATGTATCCCGTAGTCTCCTCTGCATAAGATGTAGAGGGCGCACATGAGCACAACGCCAATGCAAACAACGATAGAGTAATGGCATCGCAAATACGCTTTAATCTTTCCCACATTTCTACCTCCAATAATAAAAATAAGGGGCGATACGAATACCGCCCCTTTGAAATTATTCCCTACACGACATAACTATGTGCTACTGAACATAATCAAATACCGGCTTCAGCTTCTTCTTATCCTCTTTGGAAAGTCCTGCCTGCGAGCGTTCCACTCTGGTAGACTTTTTATCGTCTTTGAGGGCTTTGATTTCCTTGTCGGAGTATCCAAGCGCTTTGAGCTTCTGGCGGTTTCCGCTAGACGGGTCTTTGAGGTATTCAGATTTTGCTTTCGCGCGGTCGTCCTTCTTCTGTTCCTTGTAGTTGTAAATGATACCCTGCGCGTCGGTAGCATTGGCTTCTTTGACGGTTCTGAACCCGAGCCCGCGGGCGATTCTGTCACGGGTGTCGTAGTCAACTGTTTTTCTTCCCTTGCTATCGGTGTTATATCCGGCTACTGCACCGTAGATGTTGCCTGCCGCCGGGGAAATCGCCTTCATTGCGCCGTTGGTATCGCCATTGAGTACCGCCTTTGCAAGCTGAACCGTGGTAGATCCGAGAGGACCACCTGTCATAATGTTGGACGTTTCCGGCACCGCGCCTTTTAATCCGACACGTTGGGAAATATCCACGCCGACAATCGCACCTGCGCCGTAGTTTGCTACATTCACAAGAGCTTTTCTGTCGGGGTTATTCCCTGCCCATTCCATCATGGCGCGTTTCGCTTCTTTTTCTGGATCATCAAAGCCGAGGAGTTTCAGCAGGGAGAGCAAAGCATCCTCAAACGGGAAGGCATTCCAAATACCAGATACCAGAAGGTATGGGATGAAGAACTCAAGTTTCTGCTTCGTTGTGGCGCCGCCGAGGAACGGGAGGAAATCGGAGATGACTTCCATTTCTTTTACGCCGTACTTCTGGAATTGGAGAGCCGTGTCACCGATAACAGTACCTTGAAGCGCGCGGAAGATACGGGGTGCGTCAGCTACGGAGTAGTCGAAGTTTACCTTACGATTGATGTCTCTTGCGTACTGGATAGCCTCTCCCTTAGAAAGTCCGTCTCCGATTGCCTTGTAGTATGCCGCGAGGATAGTAGCCTTTCTTATGGTCTTCTCGGCAAAGGTGAATGGTTTCATGAGGAAATCATTCACGCGGTTCACCACGTTGCCCGCTTTAGAAAGTGCCGTCCCTTCTGCTTTGATGTGCCCGATGCTATCAAGTGCAAGCCCCGATTCTTCGGAGACGCCTGACGCGACAAGTATTTTCTTGTCTGTTGCATTCGGATGGAGCGCACGTTTCAGCCCTACCGCAGTCTTTCTTGCGCCGACATAGCCCACGCAGTTGAAGAGCTGCAATGTATTGACGAAGCCGGACGCTACGGATGCGCCGAGTTTCAAAACGCCTGTCAGTCCGGTGAGGTTGCCCGCCATACGTCTTGCCGGTCTTGCTTCGTTCTTGAACCACGGGAACAGGTGGAGGAAGTCGTTGGCGAGGGTTTCAAGTCTGCTTGGCTTACCGAGAACAGAATCGATATATCCCTTGCAGAAAGCAGCCTCGCCCGTCCAGTCTTTGTCGTAATCACCAAAGGCACGTTCAAAGAAGTTGATAGCCTTCTGCTTGAACGGGTCAAGGGCAACATACCGCGAGGAAGAATCAATGTGGTGCTGAATAACCCATATCGCGTTCTTCTCAAATCCCTCTGCGCCTTTGCGGTGTTTCTTCGCGCCGTAGTAAACGTGCCGCCCCTTCATGGTAGCGTGCGTCATTTCGCGGGCTTCATCAAGAGTGAGGGATGCACCTTTTCTAAGGTTTTCCATGAGCTTGAAGTAGTCCATGTCGCCTAAGAGCAGTGGGTTCTCTATCTCGCCTTCGGAGGAAAATTCTTTAGGCACAATGATAAATTCCCCGCCCTCTTCTTTCTGCATGGCATCAGCTTTCACTACTGCCTTGTCAATGCTTTCTGCGCTTCCAACAACCTTGCTTTGGGTGTTACCGTCTTCGTCAACGTACTTCTTGACAATGAGTACACCATGGAAGATGTGCGGCATGTAGCCTTCCATGTTGGCGAGCGGTTTGTTGTAGGCGAGGTAAGACACCTTGAAAGAGCCGTCATCCAGTTGCTTCCGCAACTGGATGTATACGTCCTTGTCAGCATCAAGTTTCTTCATCTCTTCGGCAGTCACGACGCTATGGACTTCTCTATATCCGCCGGTCTTGATGGATACTTGGAACGCAGGCTTCCCGTCTTTTACGGTTTCACGAATGTCATGCATGACGAACGTATGCGGGCGTTTAGCGAGCTCCTTCTTCGCTTCCTCTGCTTCCTTGCGCGTCTTGTAAGTGAAGTTCTCAATGCGCTCGCGCGTGTAGACGGCATTGACGGCATTATAGATTCTACCGAGAAGGCTACGTGTCTTCTGATGCGCCTTGATGACCTTTTCAGAAACGCCCGCATCGCGAAGTTCCTTGTCGGAGAATACATGTTGTTTCATATCCTCTTCCCAAAGAATATCCGTGTAGCGTTCCTTCTCTTTGGAGTTCAGGTTCTTGATGGCACCGGCGAAGCTATGCGTCCACTTCCCGCGGAGTTCCTGCAATTCGCGTTGCGCCGTATCTGCTAATCCCCAAATGTAACTTGTCTTTGGAGACTTGATGCGAGACGGAGAACGGACGGTGTTATTGAGCGCGGTATCGACTGCGCCCCATCCTTTCTTCTTCTTTGTTTCGTTCACGCTGATATTTGCATTGGCTTTTGCCTTTGCCAAATCAGGGCGGAAAGTTCTATCAATATAGCTGCCTGCCTTCTCGCCAAAGTTCTTGTGAGATTTAAGGTACTTCTCCGCTTCGTTGATCGGGTTCATCTTGTACTTGACGTTCCGTGCGGCGGTGTTGTTTTCGTTGCCGCGTTCCCATATCTCGCCGCTTTCGAGTTTCTGGAAAACGTGTTGGTCATTCTCACTGAACAAGGAAAGGAGCTTGTGCGCCATGTCGGAGATCTTCTGCATGATTTTCCCGGCAATCGTCCCTTGCTTCATCTTGCGGCGAATCTTCCACTCTCTCATGCCCTCTGCCGCGCCTTCTTCGCTCCCGTAGGTTCTAAGAAGTGCGCTTCGTTCTCTATCCGTCAGCAAGTTCCACGCAAGGTGCATGGCTTCATGGGATACAGTTTCGTCAGGGCTATCCATGGTAAGCGTGATGAGTGCGTCCTTCCCGACCATCTCAATCTTGCCTGCCGCCTTTTTGTCGCCTGTAAGGGTGCCGCCGTAGTCTTTTTGCGCCTTCGCGCGGTCTACGGAGATGGTGTCATCCGTGAAGTTGACTTCTACGTGACTGCCGTTCGGAAGGTCGAAGGATACGCCATTGTCGTGGGGTTCGATGTTCTGCGCATTGGGAAATGCGGAGAGTGTCTGGGCTTTCAGATCTTCGGCGGAGTGACTGGTAGCAGGATCGCTAGACAACATATTCTTGGTTAAGAAAATGTTGTCATCGTAGTTCAGCTTACCGTTTACTACATACGGAACGTTATTTCTATCCTTGATTCCATTAAGCATTTCTGCTATAGTAATCATAGAAGGAGACTTATTCGATGCAGTTTTTTCGTACCCCTCAGACGGGAGCATCGTTAAGTCTCCTTCTTTTTTTACGTTATAGAATAATGCGTTTCCAATTTCGTATACGCTTGCGCTATCTCCACGCTCTCGTGCGGATATTTTAAAAACGTGCAGCCCATCGCCATCACGAACCGGAACAAATATCTCTATGTATTTCGTTTTGGTTCCATGTGCAGAATCGGGATGCTTGTCAATGTACACGCCGTTTCGCAAAAGCTCTTCCAGTTTGCCTAACGCTTTCCCCCGCACCTTATCGTTATATATTTTAGAGAGAGTTGCATGCGAGTGGATAATCTGCCCTCTTATGTTGGGGTTTTCAATACCCTTTACGGCATTATCGTCACGTTCCGCAACGAATCCCTCCCCGCCAATGAACCTAAATGTTTTCCCAAGTAAAGAGTCGACCAATGCATCCGCTTGCTTTGTGTTTTTCCCATCCTTTACTCTTATTCGTTTGGCGTCGGTTATATCCACAATGCGGACTGGATCGCTTGCAACGATATTTCTGTTCGTGACGCGATATTTCTGACCAGAACCATCCTGCCCTGCCTCTACCTTTGCCTCACCAGAAACGGCAATCTTTCCTGCTGCCGTTTCTTTTATATTGCCTTTCTCGTCAACGGAGAACAGTTTATTCCCGTCACCATCAACGAGCTTTTCAGCAATTTTAGACAGGGTGTTAGACATTCTCTTGATTTGCGTGTTGGTAAGCCCTGCCTGCGGGTTATGGAAATGCGCCTTGAAATCTTTATAGAGGCTCTTTATCCACTTAATAATCTTCGCGCAAAGGCTAGGATGCTCTACCCCCAGCTTTTCAAAGAACGAGCCGCGTTTAGAAGCGTCCCACATGGCATCGGCGAGCATTTCTTCGATGGCAAGTTCCTTGCTCATATCGGTACGTCCGATGGATGCTGCGTAGTCTGCGAGTTGCTTTTCAGATACTTCGTCGCCGAATACTTCCTTGACCATCTGATTATAGAGATCTGGATTGCTTTCTCTCATCCAGTGGAATGTTTCATGCCAGAAGGTCTGATTCAAATCCATTGCTGAATGGCGATTGAGGAAAACAACATTCGTCCCATCTGCATGGAATCCGTGGAGGTTCGGGTCGCCTTCAAAGAATTGGACTTGAAGTCCCATTTTCTTTGCAAAGTCTACGATAGCTTGCTCGCGAGCAGTAAGGTCATCGCTTGCTATTGGCGTGATGTTTTCCACCATCTTCTGATATGGTGTCTTGACGGAGAATTTGTTGATAATCTTCATCGCGTCATTGTCAAAGACTACGACGCAAGGACCATCCGTGCCGCCTTCATATTTATAGCCTTTAAGTCCAGCTTCTTTAAGCAGCATGGAAACTGCCTTGTCTGCAGGTTCGGATGGTTCAAGTTGTTGCTTTACGATTGCCGTTTGAAATATCTGCTGGATGTCGTAACCAGTCAGCGGAGCGAGCATTTCTTTGATTGGTTTAGCACGAGATTCGCGCACGGCGGAAAAGAATTGCGCGGTCTGGCGTCTTGCCATCTTTTCGGCGGTGGTATAGTCAACCCCGTAGCCTGCATATGCTTTAGCAATGCCTTCTACCACATCCTGCTCATTCGTATCAGTAGGATGTTCTACGGCCTGCCTCATCACGTTCATAATTTCTCGCGCCCCGCCCAAATCTATCTGATTTTCGCGAAGGGCGACACCTGCAATCTCCCCGGCTTTATTGAGTGCGTCTTGCTGGGTGATGTTATTAAACACAGAATCGTCTTCTGCCCTAATATTTGCCGCGAGCTCGCCAAGCGTACTGAACCGATTTCTTCTGCTTGCAGACAAGAAATTGTACAATATCTCTTTTGCGGCTTGGCTCATATCGCTTTCGGAAAAGGTTCTACTCGAAAAAGTTGAAGTTTCTCCCTGCGTTAAACCGCCATTGCCGTCGGCGATGTTTATTTCCGCCTGATATCGAACCTGCTCCTTCAATGCGCCCCTTAATGTTTTGAGGTCTGCGGAGGAGATTTTCAGCTCTTGCGAGGATGACATACTGCTATCAGCGTAGAAATCACGAGCAATGCGTCCAAGCGCCTGATCTATTTTGACTTGCTCGGCATCGCTGTTTTCATTCCCGAGATCGTAATTTTCATCCTTTAAGTATTGGACTACTTTCTCTATACCATCTTCAAATCGCCATACATTTGTTTTCTTCTGCAAGGATTCGGCGGCTTTCAGCACGGCGTCCTGCACTCGTTGCGGCTGATCGCCTAGCTTCGCTCTTTCATCAAGGAGGTAGTCGTCACCGGGAATTGCTGCTTTGTACACGTGACCATTCCCGCCACCATACTGCTTCTTATAGTGTTCAGCGACTTCCCGCCCGAAGTTCGGATTATCGCGATATGGCTTATCCAATGCGAAGTAAATACCCCAACCATGAGCCGCATTGCCTTCTCCTGAGCCGACAAATGCCAAATCAAACTTGCTGAAGTCTCCCGGAGAACCGTTCCACCCGGCGTTAGTGAGCTTAATCTCTTCATTCATTTCTGGAATAATCGCAATCTTGGCAGACGCTTTAGAATCGGCAGACAGGTACGCTTCAAGCACATTGAGCGCGGCATCTCTTGCCTTCTCATCGGTAAAGCCGAAAGATTTTGTTTTTGCGTCATAATGCCCGCCATTGGCATCCATCAGCTTGATGCACGCCTTGCGCTGCGTTGCGGGCATTGAGCTCCATGTGTTTTCTTTCGGCTGAATAGTGTGCTTGTACTTCCGCGCGTTAGGCTTAGATGCTGGGATAAACTTGCTTGTGTTAAGCCCTACAGAAGTGCGGATAATTTCATCAAGCCCCATCTTCGAGCCGGAAAAGAGCGCGGCACCGGGTTCATTTGCTCCATCTACGTACTTTGTCATTCTGACGAGGGCGTCAGAAATCGCTTTCGGTCTACGGATGTTGTCGGCAATGAAACGCGCAAGATTCTTTCCACTGATAGATGCAATCGATTGATTGTCGCCAAACAGACTTGTTTCATTGAGGGCGAATTTAATACTCTTCCCGTCGTTCTTGCACTTGAAGTAGAAGTCAAGAACATCCGACAAGAGTTTCGGAAGGTCGTAGTCTTTTGACACATTGCCCTTATTGATCTTTGCCTTGATGGCGGCAACCTGTGGGGCAGCTGCCGAGAATGCCTTCACGATATTCTGATCTTCGGTGTCTGTGCTTTCGCTAATTCTTTCAAGAAGGGAGTTGTCACCGTAGGCATATGCCGCAAGCGCAGATTTCACGCGCTCTATGCCCGCCTTGGACGGCGTGCCGTCCTTGTTGAATACCACGTCACGTTCCGACTTGTCGGCTATTTCATTCAAAGCAGATACGACAAAATCGTTGTTGCTCCGCTTCGTCAAGTCTCCGGTGCCGTCATAGTCATACAGGCTAAGTGTCTTAGGGGAAATCTTTTCGGCGTCCACTTTCGCCTGCTGGCTTGCGCTCATCTTCATGCCGCCCTCGGTAGAGTGGATGATACTATCCTGCAAGGAATCAGACGAAGCGTCGCGTTGGCGAACAAGGACAGGGTTCTGCATGGCTTCGACTTCTTCACGGGTATAGCCGTATTCTTCCGCATGCTCCATGAGGTACTGCTTGTACTTCTGGCTGCTCGCTTTGTATGCGTCTCCGTCCGTCGTGTAGGCTCTTGTGATTGCCATAGTTCGACCGTTGCCGTTTTCCACCACGTTATCCTGATTGACAAGCGGTGCGCCTTGATTGACACTGCGGCTTTCGGCAAGATCTTCCGGGCGAAGGTTTCTTGCCATATCATCGACCTGTTCCTTCATAGAAACACGGTCACGGTCACGCGGTTGGAGTTTCGCGGGGTAGTTTTCGTTCTTTCCAAAGTCGGCGGTATTAGAAGCGATGAGTGTTTCTGCCGGGACTATCTTATAAGAGACTTTAAATTCCTTCCCGTCATCCGTGCGAACGGTGGCAGACTTGCCACGATTCGCCATGTTTTTGAAGTATTCGGTATCGCCGGAAATCATGCTCTGGTAGAATTTTTCCATATCGGGCGGCAGCTTGCCATTGGTAAGATTCTTGATTGCGCCGTAAGCATCAAGAACCCACTGCTTGATTCGGGCGAACACACCTTCAAGCTCTTTGGTTGGTGCGCGGTTTCCTTCACCGAGGTATTGAGTGAACCCTCTAGCAAGGCGTTCCGTGCGCCATGTGCGTTCCCCAATATCCGCTCCGCGCTTCACGGCGTTTGCATGCTTGTGGAACTCGGTGTAGAGAATGGTCCCTTCGTATTCCTGGAGGTGTTCTTTAGAGTAGCTTGTCCATTCATCAATAGCTTTCAGGTCAGCGCGTATCTTTTCGATAGCTTCTCGAGCCTTTTTCTTGTCCCCGCTGAAATACTTGTCAACGTCTTCGTTTGTAAGCGTAGAGAAAGTGCGAAGCATGGATTCATACATATGAGTTGCTTCATGCGCAAATACCTCGCCATTTGAGAACTTAGACAGAATAAATGCGTTTGCGTTAGGGGAGAATGTGCCGAGAATGGTAAATGTTTTTCCTCGCCTTGCGACTGCCTTAACAAGATGCGGAATAGGGAACCAGATGCCGTAATTCTTGTGAAAGCTCTCCATCATCTTAGCGAAGAGGACGGCAGATTCAAAAGCGTCTCCTCTGGATGCATCTCCAACGATGCGAAGATAATCCGCTATTGGTTTGTAAGCGCGGTCATACAGATCTTGACCAAGTAGCGCGAGTGCCTTCTCATCCTCTTCCACCGTTTTCTTGCTTTCTTTTTTCTTTGCAAGAATACGCACATCTTCCATCGAGTATTCTGTGTCAGATTTTCTGGGTTCAACCGTTTTGCGTTCAAAATACATTCTGTAAATGTGGTACATGTGTGCCGCATAAGAATCTTCTAACGCGCGGCGGACAGCTTTATCTGCGGTCATCCCGTTTATTTGGGACTCAAGAGCTTTCATCTCGCGGACAGCTTCGACAAACGACTGCATATTGCCGCTACTGTTGGCGAATTTGTTAAGACACTTGTAAAGTTTTCTTGCAAATTCCTCTACCATCGGAATGTCGTGCTCTGGGATATAGGATTTCCGTGAATAAAAGTCTGCAAAAAGTTTATCTGCTTCGTCCACCTTCTGCAAAATGTGGTCGTTGACTTCCAGCCATATTTTGTGTATTTTTTCGGCAGTCTCACTTGTGTTTGTCTTGATAGCGCGCGTTTCGGCTTTCGCTCGGTCTAAGACTGCCCTCAACTTTTCTACAAAGTTGCTTGCGTCAGGAAGAGAATCGGGATTGCTCTTAACCGCTTTTGTGAACTCGTCTGCTATGGCATCGACTTCTCTTATTGCATCGTCGCAAATTTTCTTCGCGTCTTTAATTGCCGCGTTGTCTTTGCCGATTTCGTCTTTGGGCTTTGCGTCCTCGCTTTTCTTTGGCGGTTCAGTAGTACCAACGGGCTTATCCTGTTCTACGCCGTTCCCCTTCTTGCTAGGCTCTTTGCTTTCCACTTTAGGCGTTGCGTTTTCTGTATTCTGCGCGCCCGCCTTCGTTGGTTCTTCTTTCTTATCGCTAGATGGGGTTTCTTTCGGCGGGGCTTTCTTTACAGGGTTTTTGCCTTCGGGCGTCTCACGGTCTTTGCCTTCTGACGGCTTACTTTGTTCAGGTTTGGCGTTGTCATTTTTATTTTCTTCGGGGTGATGTACGGGCTTGTTCTTCTTGGTGTTCTCATGGTCGTTCTCCTTTGTGGGAATATTCGGCTTTTCAAAGCCATTCTTATTGTCGTCTGATTCGTATTTGCTACGGTTCTGCTGCCTGTTCCGCATGTCGGCTTCAATGCTTTTGCGGTCTTTGGGCGTAGCAACAACATTTGGTGCGTTCGGGTCTGCGTACTCACTCATGTCGCGACTATCAACACGGTTTTGGCTTCCTGCACGTTCATTCTTCCCTGTAGAGGAAACGCCGGCGGGCTGGTCTTTATGCCCCTCGTCACCGCTCTTGTTTTCGTAGGTGTCACGCATGCCCCTGTTAAGGTCTTCACGATTGTCGTAGCGAGAAGTGTACGGCTTTGGTTCATATTTGCTGAAATTCGTGTTTTTGGCGTCTCGTTGTTTCTGCTTCTTCTGCGCGATGGCTGCTTTCCGCTGTTCCGCTCTGTTTGGGGCTTTCCCAATATCGTAATCCTTATTAGCGTTTTCTTCTCTTTGTTCTCTTGCCATGTTGTCAAGGCGCATGGCTTCGCTTGGCGTGCTTGCGGCTCTAGGCGCAATAACGCCGTCCCCGCCGCCAATAGCAACATCTCCACGCGCGTTCTCGGCGTCTCTTTCGCGTGGAAGGTTCATTGCGTCCTTGTGGTTGCTATAGCGTGGAGTGTATGGCTCTTGTGCCGGAACGACCTTTGGCGGGGCTACAGGCTCTACCTTATGGTATTCGTTCATCACATCATTTTTAACCGCTTGCAGAACGTCTTGGTTAATCTGCATTGCGCCTAAACGATTCAGCGCATCCTTGTCACCGTCTACGAACGCTTGCTTGACAACTTGTCTAAGGCGGTTGTTTTTAAGTGCCTTGTTAATTCTGCCTTGCGTAGCAGAAGAGATTTTGTTACTGCCAATCTGCCTGTCGCGGCGTTGACGGTCTGCGATGCCGTTCACCTTGCGAGATTCATAGGTTGGTTGCTCAGCGGATGGAAGAGACGTAGAAGCATTGTCCGCAGGCTCTTTGATAGAGTTTGGGGCAGGGATAACAGGGGGAGTGTTCGGTTGTACTACCGTCATGCCACCTTCGTTGCCTTTTCCTTGCGCGCCGCCTTGCGAAACATATTGCGCGCCTGTCGGCTTCTTGGGCGTGTACACTGCCTTGTTCCCACTATCTGCCCGGCCTTCTGATGGATACATGCCGCCGCTTGTGCTAATCTGTTTGGTGCCGCTAACGGCATTGCCGTTTCCTTGCGGAATGGGCATCGGGCGCACCGTAGGTTGCCCCGAGAGCGAGGAGGTCGCTATCCCATTGGCATTTTCTTGTGCGCCGCCTTCAGACGCGTCCTGCGAGGTTTCAGTGGCGTTTTTACCCCATCCATACTGCGCCGCCAACTCTTCCTGTTCCTTTTGGTTCTTGTCTTGAATCGCTTTATGAATAGCGTTCAGCTTTTCTACATCTTCATCGGTATCCGCGGGAATGGTGTCTTCAAGGTCTTTGAGGAAATCTTCTGCACTCTTCGGGTTCGGGGCGGCAGAACTTCCCTGCTTGCCATTGTATACTACGTTCGGGTCTGCGCCGCCATTCATAAAAATGTCGTAAATCTTTTGGGCGTTAGCTGCCTTCTGATTTCTTATTTCATCTGTTCCTTCAGAACGTTCATAGAATTTGTCTGCAAGGCGTCCTGCTTCATCCGGGGACTGCGCCTTGACGATTTCCTGCAATGCGCCATTCTCGCTGCCTTTCAGCTCGTGGATGAGGAAGGAAATCTGTGTATCAAGGTTGTTCGGGTCGCCACCTGTTTCCTCTGCAAACGCCATAAGCTCGTCTTGGCGTGAACCGAGCCACTGCCCAATGCCATAGGAGCCGCTCTTTGGGTTCTTTGCAGTTGGGGAAATATCGGTGGTGTTACCGCCGCTTTCAAGCATAAGCCCACCGACAATGCCGGACGCAGCTTTTGGATCGATGCCGAGTTCGTTCACAAGGCGGTTCATGGCGTGCATGGCAGGGCTGGAAGATGGTGCATCTCCATTGCCGTTATCAGCATCTGCGCCATCTTGCCCCACCTCCTGTTGCGGGGCTTGCGCCTTGCCGTTAATGGCTCTGCCGATTCCTGCAAAGCCGCCGCCGTAAATACCACCAACAACACCGGCATCAACCGCATTGGATGCAAGCTGCCCCCAGTCAAACCCATCAAGGCTTCCATGCTCTGCAATGTAAGGGATGGTCTCATCAGGAAATTCCTGCACAGCTTCCGTCAATCCTTCTTTGACAAACGCCTTCCCCATGAGCTTAGCCGCCCCTTCCGTACCAAGTTCGCGGAACGCCTTCAGCCATCCCATTTCGCCGACGCCTTCAAGCGGAGCTTGTGCGGCTGCGTCAAGCCACCCTGCCTGACCTGCAGTAAGCGGGTCTACGCCTTTCTCCGTAAGGTCGTTGTATGCGTCCCCTGCAATGCTCCCCGCCATAAGTGCGACACCCAGTGCAGGGTTTATGATACTTGCTCCGAGCTGTGCCGCCATCAGTGGGGCGTTCTCAAGAATCATGCCGCCGATTTTCTTTGGATACGAAAGTTGGCTTTCATCGACGTTAGATTCCCAGTTTGCATCAGGAAGTGCGTCTTTAGCCGCCTTAACACCAAGGCGTGCGCCTTCCCAGATGGGGGCGGTAGTCCCCTTTATCTGGTTTTCTACATCACTAAGTGCTTCCTTGTCGGCGTCGCTGTCCATAAGCCCCGTTCCGTCAAGGTCGTTTTCCAGTTCCTGCATGACAACGGGTCTTGTCCTAGCTGCCATCGCCGGTATACTTTCTACCGCGCCCAAAAGGCTCTTTGGAACGTTAGCAAGCCCATTGTGAAGTTTAGTCGTCCAGTAGTCGTGATATTCCTTGCCATCAAGAAGCCCTCTTGCGTCAATAGGCTTAAATTCGTTTGGCTCATCGTTGTTATCCTTCAACCAATCCCATGCCATAAATGTTTGTCTCCTTATTCCGTAATAATGTTATACATTTGTCTAGTCTCCGGCGTAAGTGCCTTGAGATATTCGATTGCGTTTTCCATCTTTCCGTTTCCGGCAAGGTTTTCTCTGATATAGTTTGCGGCATACAGCTGTTGCTGAAGCCTATCCCAGATGCTGTTTGGTATCAGCGCACGGTCTTTGTCATCAAGCCCTGATATGTAGGCGTCTAATGCGTTTATGGATCTGGCAAGATTATCCTTATTATCTTTCCCGTCGCTACTGGTGCCGTTCTTAATGTCATCGGCGGTGGAATTTGCCATATAGCCTTTAAGCTCATCGCTCATTCTCCGAAGATTTGCGTCAAGCTCATTAGAACGTGCCGTCTGCGTCTTGTTAAGCTCGTTGCCGTTGATAATCAGGTTGCCATTAGCGGCTTGCTGTGCATCGCCTGTGCCCGTGGAGAAGGAAGCGCTACCGCCTTTGCCGCGAAGCCCACCCATAATCAACATACCCATGGCTTGATCGGGCGTTATCTGTCCGTTACTAGCCTTGGCAATCAGGTTGGCTTTGTTGGCGAGTTCTTCGTTCTGCCATGCTACTTTCAGGGCGTGCGTCTTTATCAACCGGTTTATTGCTCTCTGATCGTCATACGCCCCGAGTTCTTTCCGTTGCTTGATGTTGTTTTCCATTGAGTGGTCGGAGAGCTTCATGGAATATCCCACATCGCGCGCCTTATTGAAGTTGTTTATGTTCTCTTTGAGAAAGGTGTTGTAGGATGGAAGAATCGCACGGATCTGTGTGCCGCGTTCAGGGTCGATAGAATCAATCTCATTCAGCGTCCGCATGAGTTTAGGAACGGTAGTGTTGGCGTTCTCCATTGTCGGGAGAAGGTTCTTGCCGCCTGTTGTTTCATCTCCGTTGTAGATACGGTTCAGAAGTCCGTCAACCGCTTGCTTCTTATAGTTATCCTCTGCGGCTTGCGCAGCAGGAAGTCCGCGGGAAATAACCGCCTGTATCTGATTCATCGGTCTGCCCTGTGCGATGCCTGCCTGCGTTACCTGCGCTATCCAGTCTTTCACGGAAAACGGTTTCAGCGGCGTCGGTTGCACGTTATTTTGAAGCGCGGACTGAACAGTTTTACCATTTTGGGAATTTTGTTCAGTAGCAGCTGTTTCCGATTTGGAAACAGCTGATTCTTCTTGCGATGCCTGCTCCTGCTGAACAGGTTCATCGCTCTTTTCATCCTGCTCAGCGTCGGTAAAATTTGCGGTCTTAGCCTGCGGAGGTATAACATTCTGCGTATTGTCAGCGGCTGCCTGCTGCGCCTGTGCCGCCTGCACGGCATCAAGGACCGGCGCAGTCTGCGGCGTCTCCCCATTGAGATATGCCCTAAACTGTGCGTTCATATCAGGGGACTGGATGCCCTGATTGGCGTTGCCTTGAATGGCGTACATGCTTGCCCCTTGGAGCGGATTGCTTGCTACATATCCCGGTGCCGGGTTCTGCGTTACCGTCCCATCGGCGTTCATGACTGTCTGCGGCGTCCACTTGTTTGCAAAGGACTGTGCGAGTGCCTGCTGTGAAAAGTTCTTGGACGGGTCGATATAGTTGCCCATGGCGTATGGGTTTCCGCCGCCCGGATCTCCCATCTCTTTCAGCTTATTGTAGATTGCTCCTCTTGCCGCTGACTGCGCCCATTGGTTGTTCGGGTCGTAGAGAATATTTCTTACACGCGCCATGAGGGCATCCTTGTAGCCTGCGTCTCCTGCCTGTGGAGCAGAAGCGTTGGCTATTGTATTTTCCATGACCGCCTTTTGCACGTCAGACGGTTGCACCGCCATGGGTGTAATCTTGTACGGGTCTACCTGCGCCATGACAGGATTCTGGTTCGCCGAGAATATCTGCGGTGTAGGTTTCGCGTTTTCAGCAGACGCACTAGCCGCTGCATTGGCGGTGTCAGTTGAACTAGCAGCCCCTGTGTTAATGGCAGGCGTGCCACTCGCCGCATCAGCGTTGGCATCAGCAGGGGTCAGTCCGTCTTTTCCCTTGAGGGATTCTTGCAGTTTTCTAATGCCGCGTTCGTTGTAATTCTCTACCCATCCGCGACCGAGCAAAAGCCCCAATGCAAAGCCGGGGTCTTTTGCCGCATACCCCGCAATGGTCGGGTCAATAGTTGCCGTCTGATAGCTTAGTTGATTGTTGTTTGCCATTTACTACCACTCCGTTGTTCCTGCCTTGGCTATAAAGCCGTTGGCATAATACATGCCACTTGGCACTTTGAGGTCATATACCAGTCTGTCGCCGCTTTCGACAAGCAATATAATCTTGCCACGGTCTTTGAAACGTTCCCCGATACGCATTTCTTCGAGCGTTTTCCAATTCCCATCTTCCATGAGCATGGGTTGGGTAGCAGTAAGATTGATGCACTTGTTTTCCTTCTCGTCCGTGCAGATGGCATAAACCCTTGCATAATGCGGTGTCATTACGTCCGTTACTTCTTCGTCGCCATTTGGCGTTGTTATAATGTCGCCTTTATGGATGCGTTTCAGCGGCTTATCGCCGTTTGGCGTTTTGATGAGTGTGTCGCCGGTGAAGCAGAACAATCCGGCATTTGAAGCAAGCCCACCTAAGATGCCGCCCCAAAGTCCGCTGCCGCCGCTTGTGGATTGAGTAGAAGTAGAAGTACCTTTGCCGCCCATGGCAGAAATCGCGCCGAGGTTCGTTCCGCTAAGCCCGATAGATGTATTCCAAAGGTTGACTGCGGGTTGCTGCGCCGCTTCCTGTGCCGCTGCTCCGAGTGAGATGTTTGCGCCAGCCATGTTTGACATGTTCCCATAAATGTCTGCGAGCTGGGAAATGTCTTGCCTGTACATATCTGCCGCCGTGTTCGCCGTAGCTTGGTTAATCCCCTGTATTCCCTGCGAGGTGACGGAGCTATTCAAGACGCCGCTAGACCCGAGGTTCTGCAATAGGTTTCCCATAGATCCGTTGACCTGACGCGTGACCGCTTGATTGATGTTATCCTGATACGACTGAGGAAGTTGTCCGTTTGCGAGTGCCTGATACCCTGCGTTAGCCGTATTCTGTATTCCCTGCGCCTGATTGAGAAGAGTTTTGTAATCAACCTGCGTTTCGCCTATAGAGTTTTCAAGAAGGTTCTTTGCCTTCGTATTCAGCTCTACGGCGTTCGGCATAACAGATTCTTCGTAGTCGCCTTGGAGCTTCCAAAGCCTTTTCTCTTCTGCGGTCGGCTGATAGGACTGTACCGTGGTAGAGCTACCGCCTTTTTTACCCATCGTTTTCCTCCTTGTAGAGCTCTTTGACGTATACCGTCACATAATAACTGTCGTTACCCTCTTCGTCTGTTCCTTTGTAGGTGGCTATGACCTTGCGCCCTGCTTCGTCCTTACACCAGAAGCGGTAATGTCCGTCTCGCTCTTCCTGCTTTATAATCTTGAATTTCAAAAGCCTTAAATAGGGAAGAATCGGAAGAATGCACACGGTAGACACCGCATGCCCACCCTTTGCAAGGCAAAGCAGTTTTGCTAAGTCAAACCAAAAGTGGATGTCTCCGCAAAGCTGATACACCACAAGTATTCCCTTCTCATCAAAGAGGTATTCAGCAAACCCTCTTTCGGGAAGCCAGTAAAAGTCAAACCCCCTCGGGATAACGAAGGGGTCGTTTCTTTCTTTCTCGTATTTATCTATCCATTCTTTGAGGGACTTCATAAGTCTGCCACCTCCAAAATAATATGGTCAAACGTGAATGGGTCAGTGCCTTTTATCTCAAGCGCGATGCAGTCGGTTGAGTGATTGCACAAGACTTTTCTCCTTGTGTTGGTCGGCATGTCCACCTTCAGCTTGCTTGTGCTTACGTTTACCGTTCCCGCTTCGTCATTGGTGAATTTGGTGTCTACTGCCTTTACAAGCATTTCATCAGAAGAGATGATTTCATGCGGCTTGATTTCGTATTCTATCGGCGTTCCGTTGTCGCTCATAATGTCTTTATCCCACAGATATAACTGCGCGTCGCTTGCGATATAGATTTCATCTACCGTCTCCATAATATCGGTTACGGGTACGGCAAACTTTATAGTCGTTGCAACGCCCATAAGGTAGTTGTAACAAACCCATTCTTTACGGTCGCTTGTCACGCGGAGCATGAGGTATCCATGCCGTTTAAGGTGGATGAGTTGAGGATTCCACAAGTCCTGCGTCAGAAGACCTCTGAATTTATCTCCGATGTCCTGCGGTTTTACGTTCCCATAGTCCATAACGGTAGAAAGCGATTTAAGCCCCCTGCGTGAAAAGAACACAACGTCTGCACCTACATTGACCGCCGTCATTGTTCCCATACTGTCGGAGTTGGTTACGATGGCGGGCGGCACTACCCATGACGCGGGTGTTCTGTCGCCTTGCAGTTGATAAATGTTGCCGTTTGATTTGATAAAAATAAGGTCGTTGGCGAGGGGTACAACGCTTTCTATATCGCCGCTATCCCCATAGCCTATGTCAATCCACTGTGCGGAGCTATCCACTGTTCCCTGCGAGCTATCGGTGATGTTGTCCCAGCTTGTCGGGTCTCCGATTGCGGAGAAATATACGCGGTCAGAACCGCTCAATGTAATCATGAGACGGGAAAGCCGCTGAAACACAATGTCGCATGATGGGCTTGACGTGACGGTATTCAGTGTCAGGAAGTCATAATACTGGAGTTTATCTCCGCTTGCTATCCAAATCTTGTTCATGTACTTCGCGCATGACGGCTTTTTCTTCCCTGTGAGGTTTCCTAACAGTGCCGGAAGTTGCCCGACCATCCACGAATAGACAGAGCCATCATCAAGGAAGATGAGGGACGTATTCGTGTCTACGTCATAGTAAAGTGCTTTGATGTTGTTTGACATAGCAAAGTCCGTGGGGGAAATACCCCCGCGGCTCCTAAGGCGAAGATTATCGTAGACAAAGTTCTGACACCGCACCATGTCCGTTTCGGGGATGCGTTCGGGTGCATCCGATGTATTGATGCCACCCGTGAGATTGTTCAAGACAATCTGCTGTATCTGATGCTTGTTTGATCGCTTCATGTTTTCTCCAAAAGGCTAAGTGTTGCTATGATCAGCCATGCGGCAGTTCCTTGTACACGTACCGGCACAGGTCTTTCCGCAGCTGCTGCACCTCTTTGTGCAGGTGTCATTACATCCATTATCGCACGTATCAGTACAGGAGTTCCCACACGTGCTGCTGCATGCACTGGAACATCCGAGGGCGCACCCGTTCATGCAGTTAATGACGGTAGGTTGCTTGGAGAGCGTGCCTTGAATGTCGGTATCAAGCCCATTGTCGTTAGCAAGGAGTTTGGCTAAATCGTCATAAATAGAAGTGGTTATTTTATCTCCCCGCGCTTTCGATGCTGCCGAAAGCGCGCTGTTTTTAAGTGCCATTGCCCGTCACCTTCTTGTACGCCGCATCGGTAATGTTCTTGCTGGTCTGCGTGCGATTGTCTAACTCTTTATCATTTGAAAGCATTTTGTTAAGACTGTCATATAGCGTGGTCTTTACTACGTCGCCCTTGTTCTCGATTGTTGGTTTATCCATACTTCCTCCTACGGCGCACCAGCACACCCACCGTCGCAGCCGCCGCCGCAGCCATTAGCGCAATTACTGCCGCATCCAGTGCAACCGTTACGGCATGTGTTTTGACAGTTGGTGGTACATCCACCTGTACAATTTCCTCCGCAGCTGCTTGAACACCCAGCGCATACATTCTTGCAATTCCCGCCGCAGGAAAGGCTACAGCTGTTCATGCACGCCTGTATGGTGGCGGCGTTCGCCTCTACCTGCTTTAGCGTGGCGTCCAGTGCTTCGTCGTTTTCTAAAAGGTTCTGCAAGTCGGTAAAGATGGTGGCGGATATATAGCCCGTTCTTGCAGAAACAATACTGTTGTGTTTGACTGCCATTACGTCACCTCCGCGTTATGATCTAACGCATAATGGACTTTTATTAGTCCGCAAAGGTTATCTCCATAAAGGGCTTTCCTTACCACGCACTGACGGCAATAATCTTTCAGCTCGCACGTCTTACAGTGGGTACAGGCGAAGTCCTCGCCTTTAGAAATGTCAGGTTCGCCGAATGATGCTTGATAGCATGGATAGAAACGCCCCCATGGACTTATCCCTATCCATGCACAGTCTTGAATGTTACCGCTGAACATGGATGCGCCTTTTGCTCGGTTCTTTGTGCCGCGAAGAAGGTTCAGATAGGCGCGCCTTGCGGCAATGTCTTTCAGCTCTCCATAAGCAAAGAAGTTCCAGAGAACCATCGGGGTAATGCCCTTCTCGTTCAGGAAGTCGATATTCTGCTTCGCCCTCCGCAGATAGTGCTTGCCCGCCACTACATAAGTGGCGTAAACCAGTTTTGCTCCGCAGCTGTCCATGTATTCATATGTGTCGGGACGAATGATTCTTGGGTTCTTCTGGTCGTGGTCAAAAGAAACGGCTATTTGGAAGTCATACCCGCCGTCTCTTAACCAGTCGATGATTTCCCTTCCCCTGCCGTTCAGAAGTTGGCAGTTCGATACGATGTTGTAGCGCACACTCAATCTCTCGTTCTTGACCTGCTCGCAAAGTCTGACCGTATCCTTAATGACTTCGGGATGGAGCAGCGGCTCGCCGCCCTCAAGTTCAACGGAAAGCTCACCCTCTTTGATGACATGGGGCTGCTTCAATAGCGCATAGAGGGCTTCTATCTGCGTACCGCCGCCCTTGTGTCTTTCGGATATTTCCGTATTCCTCTGTGAACAATACTTACAAGCGCAGTTGCAGTCATATCCGGTGGTCACGCGAATGTTTTTGATTTTCGTGAGCTTGGTATTCATTCAGGGTCGCTCCTGCGAAGAAGGTAATAGCCAAGATTTCGTTCCATGTTGGAGCGGTATCTCTTTTGCGCTTGGGAAAGATCCAGTTTGTCACTGTAGTTGCAAAGTTTAGTAAACAGGAACGCCATGTTTTCAAGAAATACCATATATTCATCGGCGTTTGTGATTCCTTCGATTTCCTTCTTGTCGAGCTTTATATCATGGAGCTTTGTGATGCTGATGTTCATACTTCCTCCTCATGCCTGTCTCTGATAGTCTTTGCGATTTCACGGACGCGCTTTTCTTGAAAGCAGTAGTCCTTGATAGCGGAGGTATCTCCACGCTTTTCCCATGCAGCAGAAATGGCTTCCTCTTCTGCCTTTGTAAGTTTCCCTGTTATGTAGTCCATAAGCACGGATATGGTATTTCGCATATCCATGAGCTCGTAGCGGAGCGGAACATAGTCGCTGATTGCTTCGTTAATTCCCCATTGCATGCGAATAGCCGCTTTATTAAGCGGACTGTAGTAATAGCAAAGATTTTCCCAGTTGGCGTGAAAGTCGTGGAAATGGTCGATTATCCAGTCCATCGTATACTCTTCACATCCATCGGGCATAACCTTCATGAATTGAACCGGTTTCAAATTTGCCTCATCAGGCCATGGAGTGTTCCCTGTTGTTTTGAGGTATTCGTTAAATCCGTCATGCGTGTAGAAGAAGTGTGCGCCGTCTTTAGGGTAGAAAACACTATCATCGCGCGTGAAGTCATCAAAGAAATGCTCGTCGTCAGTCTCATAGAAGAAATCGAAGATGGTTCCTGGAAGCTTCATTTCTCCCCGTGCTTCCTTCTCCAACGCCCATTTTGCGATAGCCGAAACGTAGATCATAAACTCATCTCACGCATCCTTTCCATCCAGTAGTCATAAATCCTGTATTCCTGCTCTGTCATAATTTCTTCGTTGCTGTGATAATCGAACGTGCCGTTAATGTCGTAGTTAGCAGAATAGCAAAGTGGCAGTTTCGTGCTTCCTATCTGCTCGTTGATTCTGTCTTGCCCATCTCTAAACCGCTTGAATTTCTCTTTATCAAAGCCGTGCCATATGTCGCCAATGTCGTAACGGTGCCGCCCTGTTGCGAAGCGGTGGCAGGGATACAGTTTCCCATCCATGCCGAGCGTTACCATGTATACGCCGCTCCCGCAATAGTTACTCTTCTCGTTATCTTCTTTGATGACGCGCCGCCTTCCGATTGGCTTCAGTTTGAATTGGAGCTTTCGATGAAAGATGAAGTCAACCACCTTGCGGAGTTGTCGGTAATACTCTTCGGCATCTTCCTTCGTCCACTTCTGTTCATAGATGGGGTTCGCCCATGGTTCAAACCCGAGCTGAATTTGGTTAATAAGCATGTCTGCGAGCATAGGAAGCGTGTCATGGTTCATCGTGCCTTTAACCATAGGCTCGTGGTCACGGTGCTTCCACCACTCCATGTTCTCCATAATCTTGTCGTATGACCCTTTGCCGTTCAGGTATACGCGGTTCATATCGTGCGCCTTTTTGCACCCATCGAGGGACACACCAACCCTAAGGCACTTCCACCTATTTAAGAAGTCCCGTATCGCGGGTTCTCCAAAGAGCGTGCCGTTAGTCGTGTTGAAGAACGTGAAGCGACGTTGCGTCACCCACGGATGATGAAGCTCTCGCCCTTTCTCTAAAAACCTTGTCATGGCGTATTCCATAAGTGGCCACTCAAGAAGTGCTTCGCCGCCGATAAAATCAAGGACGATGTACTTCCTTTTGCTATACTGCGGTTCTGTATAGATAAGGTCTATGAATTTATCGATGTATTCTTTCTTGATTGTCTGATACTGCTTGTTTTCTTCGTAGCAATACTTACAGGCGAGATTGCACTTGTCTGTGATGAAGATAGTCGCAGTCAAAGAAATGTTTTCGTTCATCTAGTCACCAGCATCTTTACTTTTTTAATTCCGCCGTCAAGGCTCTGCTCTAGGGCAACCCCGACTGTATCGGGCGTTCTCTCTGCTGACGTCTTGCCAACCCCAGGAATAGCGGACGGTACAATGAAATCACCGCGCCAAACCTTGCCTTTCACCTTGACGTCAACACGCCCCGCAAGGGCTACAGGGATGTATTTCTTAATGTTATGCGTCTCAAAGTCTTCGTCATTGACCGCATCGCCGCCAATGATTTGTGCGTAGCAGTCAGACTGAACGCCGACAACAACAAGGCTCTTGTCTGTTGCACGGACGTATTTCTCACCTTCTGATTTCATGTCAAGGGCGATGATTTCCCCTGCTTCTGTTTCTCCGCCGCGGTCGAAGTATTCGGCGTAGTCGTTGTATACGGCGTTGAAAACTTTTGTTGCCGTCATTGTTCCGTTTGCCGTTACGTTTCCGGCGATGGTTGCACCGGAGCTTACGTTAACGTTCCCCGTGACTGATAGATCACCGCCAACGGATGCACTCTTTCCTACAGACATGGTACCGGTCACGGCGCACGATTCTTTAGCGTGTATGCGTTTTCCGTATATATCACCCCACGCCTTGTTGTCACGCCCGAGGTTGTCAAGCCCATCTGATCTAGGCGATATGTTTTTTGATTCTGCCATATTTCCTCACGCAAAAAGCACCCACATAAGTGAGTGCTTTTTTGAAATACCGTCAGGTAGTAGTGGTCGCTCCGCCAGTCGAGGACTGGTAAGGCGAGTTTACGATGTACGCCGGTGTCGGGTACGGTTTAAGCTGCCCTACGATGGTTGCGTTCTGTACCACCTGAGAAAGATTGAAGTTTGCGGATTGGAGTGCTCTGTCGCGGTCTGCCAGTTTGTCGCGGAGTTCCTGCAGCTGATTTGCCATCATCAGACCACGGGTTCTTTCCGCTTCTTCGTGGATAGCCGTCTTGATTTCGCAAGCGTTCTTGTAGTTTTCCGCTCTCACCGCATCAATGTTGCGGTTGGTTTCGCAGCAACACTGTTGTTGTGCGAAGCGGTTCTCTGCAAGTTGACTGCCGAGCGAATAGTTGCCCTGCATGACCGTTTTCTCAAGCCCTGCCTGCCCTTGGAGCATGGTAGTGTTGAGAGCAAAGGTCGAATCAGCAAGTCCGTAGGTAACTCCGCGAATCTGCGACATCTCGTCTTGGTGGTTGAACCCTGCCTGCATTTCTGCCTGCGTGAGCCCGGCGCGATTTCCAAAGCCGAAGCCGCCGCCACCCATGAGTGCGAAGATAACGACAAGCCACATGAACCACATGCCGCCACCACACCCGAATCCGTCACCATAACCGCCCGTAATCGGCATTACAGGCTGAATACCATTTCCCTCCATCGTTCTTGTACCTCCTGTAGAGAATATATAAAGCTCTGCGCGCTAGAGCCGTAAACCGAACCCTGAAAGAAATTGTCCGAGCTGCTTTTCGTTCATGCCACGTTGCCTTGCGAGGTTCTGGGCGATGACTTTCAATTCGTCAACGGACTTGCCCTTCCCCATTTGTAAAGCTCTCCCCATAAGTGGGTTTTGCCCTGCCATGTTCTGAATGAGTTCCAAGGGGTTATTCGACTGGTTCAGCAGTCCCATGAGTTGCATTGGGTTCATGTCCGTTTCCTCCTTTAAGCATAGACACCGCTTTCTCCAATTCGGAGATTCTGCTTTCAAGAGTATTCTGTGTTGCTCCCTTTGAGAGTACATACACCTTGAAAACAGGCATGCCGTTTAGATCTATCGCCTTCTCGTACACCTTTCCTTCAGACGGAGAAGGAAAGAATGACGGCGTTCCGTCAAGTCCAATCTGTGCGGCACGCGCTTCTTCCACGCTTGTAACCACACGCCCTCTGATGGGCGGCACGCAGGCTTGCTCCATGCGGTTAAGCCTATCCTGCATTTGCGGTATCGCGCCGTACATTCCAGTTTGGTAGTCTGGGTATCCATACATTCCTACCACCTCCTATAAGTATTATCCTACTTTGCGAGGGATGAATGGTGTCACGAAAGCCCTAAAAATATCCCAGTTTTCTGCCGGATTTGTACATCTTTTTAGAGATTCGCCGTGCAATCCTAGCCACACTCTTCCTTGTAAGTGACTGGTCGATAGCTATCTCCTTGAACGTCATTCCTTCTATAAGTCTCATGTGAATATATCTTTGCTCGTCGGGCGTAAAGATGGCGGCTTGAAGCATCGCATCAAGCTCTTCATGGTCAACCGTCCTTAGCCATTCTTTAACTACCCTTCGTTCAGGGCTCATGATAATCATCTCCTTTAACATTTTTGTCGTTCCTTTCTTATATCCTCTCTATTGATATAAGAAATAGAGCTTACAATTTTACCCCTTCGATTTCTGCACGCACTTCTAACGTGTACAAGTACCTACCCATATACGATGCCTGTTCTTTTAGTAACTCTAACGAGCAAGTGGGTTCAAAATCAAGAGTACCAGCTTCATACTTAATAATTGTTCTATGAAGTTTATCATAACGAATCTTAGTTTGATAATATTCTGCTTTAAATCTATCTTTATAGTCAGAGCTATTCATTAAAGCAATAGTGTCTTTAAGTTCCATGTGCCCTCCATTTATACAGAATTAGATTGTTGCTACATACTGTTTGTACAGTTTACCTTCTGGCATGTCGGGGTCATCCCAATAAAGAGCTTTAGCTACCTCAATATACTTATCTGGGTCTTTACCAAGAATATTAGAAAGGTCACTGTATAACATATTGATGGCATAGTATAAGTCAGCTGGTCTATCAATGTGACGCTTCTTAGCTTCTTCTTCCACCTCTGCGAATTTCCAGTGCGCCCCAGTCGTACCATCCACGTTTTCCATATGGGCTACGGCGTCTACAGCAATATCGGTATCGAAGAACGGACCGAAGTCTAACTCATGAAGTTTAAGCAACATACGCTTTGCTTTAGGGTCTTTCGTGTCCAAAGTCAAACAATCTAAGTATTCATAGATAACATTATGCAACTCACATGTTTTTAAGCTGTCGTTAGTTCTTTTAAGGTATTCTCTTGCGGTAAGCATATTATTCTCCTCCGTTAATATTTTCGCCATCAGAAACTTTCTCTATAGATTCTAAAATCTCTCTGAATTTCTCTTCTCCAATAAACTCATAACATAAGAGTAATAGCCAAAAGTCAGGTGTGCTTAGAATATCAGTCTGCGATGGTAAAGCATTCATAATGACCAGCTCCTTTAATCCAATAACCGATTTCTACATTCCAACAAGCACCTTTATCAGCTTTATTCCTTATTCACCCCTCATTATCATTTCAGTACGACATCTCCGTCCGAATCTAATGTGAGTAACCCGCCTGCGTCAACCGCCTTTTTTATCCCATCGCTGGTGACAGGGTTTCCACTTCCGTATTCTGGAGTTGTATCAAATGTCAATAAATTCTGTTTCGTGTCTATACTATCTTGCAGTTTCTTATACTCTATCTGCGCGTCTGTCTTGCTTTCCTTCTCACCTATCTTATTCAAGATGGTGGTGGAGAAGTTAGGATCATTCCCTAACGCAGTCGCAAGCTCTTGTAATGTGTCTAATGCGGTCGGTGCGCCGTTGACTAAATCACTTACCACGCCATGTACAAATTCAGTATTAGCTATCGTCTTAGAATTGTTTGTTGTTGCCGGTGTCGGTACACTGGTTTCCCCTGATACAGTAAGTGAAGAGGTGGATACTGAATCCGTCCACGCCTTCCCGTTATACGTATATGTTTTCCCAAGGTCGGTACGGTAACACTTCATGCCCGCTACAAGGTTTTCCGTAGGGAAAGCGGTGCCGCTATATGTAGATCTGAGCGCGTTGATGTTCTTCTCGTGGTTCAGTATGCCGTCTTTCACCGTAGTGGTGGCAGTGCTTCCAAGTGGTGCGTAGTCTTGCATGGTTTCACCTCAATACTATATCGCCGTCTGAATCAACGGAAAAAAGTCTGTCTTTCAGCTTTAAGTAGGTTTTTGTTATTTCATCACCATTTCCGTCAAAATATCCGTTATTGAAGGGAATGTTGGAATCTTCGCAAAGCGTCCATGTCGGTTCTCCATTGGTCAACGAAGAAAGTCGGTATCCTTGCTTCAAATCCGTTCTATAGCAGGTCATGCCGACTTGCAGGTTGGTAGTCGGGAACGCGTTACCGCTAGAGTTGCTAAGTGCCGTGAGAATATCGTCATACATCTTTGGTATGCCGACGTTGAGATGCTCATTTTCAGAAAAGTCAGAAAATTTCTGCATTATTCGTCCCACCACACATTCTTATCAGCAACACCGCCGTATTCGGTATTATCAAACTCATACTGCCATGCCTTCACAGTAAGTTCAGGATGCTCTTCCTTGAAGTCGCATTGCGCGCTTCCCGGCTCTGCCGACCAATAGGGGATATAGTCTCCCATCAAGTCTGTTCGGAGCTTGTTCAGTGAGGAATAGTTTCCATAGATGCCGCACTCGTAGTCATTGGCGTTGCACTCACTGACAAACGCACTCGCGATAGCGGTCAGGTCGTCAGCATCAACACGGTCTGACATGAACGGCTCAATATCAAACCATATGTGAAGAGGCGGCACGCCTACTTCGTCCAACAATTCTACAACCTTACGAGCTTCTTCTTCTGCTCGTTCTGTCGTTTCAGCGTGAGACAAGCAATACACGCCCCATTCCATCTCTGCGGAAATTGCGTCTCGCACATGCTCTAAAAACTTCTCTGCGATAGTTCGCCCTTCTGAAATCTTTATGATAACGCCATCCTCTTTTTGCGAGATGGCGTTCCAGTTGAGGTTTTCCGAGTAGTCAGAAATGTCGATTATGCTTTTCATCCTGCGGTGGTCCTTTCTTTGGCTGCTCAAACTGGTCAGGGATTCCATTGTGGTTCTTATCAACAAAGCACGCCATAATGAACCCGAAGAACCCCGTAGCACCCAAAACAATAACTATGAATTTTGACAAGGCATCCAAATCGGATGCGCCTGTCTTATAGAAGGCATACATCCACGCCCCGTACCATGTGAACAGAAGCAGGACAACGAAAAGCAAGTAGAATATGACAACCTTCATGACAGGTTTATCAAATTGCTTGCTTTTCAGACTGTTCATGGTTTTCTTTAGTAATTCAGTTATAGCGTTCATGTTCAAGTTTCTCCACGCGGTGATTTATGTCCTCAATAACCACGCCGTGCTTTTGAACCGCCGTATCGAGGTAGTGGACTTTGTCTGTCGTGTCGGCTATGGTGTCGGCAAGATTATCTATGGACTTTTGCAGGGATTCAATGACAAACGCCTTGAATAGCCACGTCCATATCCCCAGTATCCCCGATATGATAAAAATAGTTTCGTTGTCTATCACTTTAGTACCCATTGCTATTCCAAGAAATTCTGCCCGCGACAACCTTCCCCGCCGCGTTCCGTAAAATGATTTTGAAGTATTTCCCTCTATCGTCCTCGCCCTGCTCGGTGATATATGGAATGACCGGCTCCCCTTCCGTCCCGCCGCACACATTGACTACTACGTCAGGCGTTGTGTAGTAGGTTCGGTTGAAATATACCTTCGTCTCTTCCGCGGGTATGTCTGCCGCGCCTCTGTCCTTTACGTCATCTATATCCACATGAATTGCATAATCATACACAAGCGGGTTGGATGCGGCGTTCTTCTTTCTAATCGCAAGTCTGTATATCGCATCTTTGTATTCGTATTCGCCAACCTTAAACTCGCTGAAGGTGTTATACCCCGACGCTTTATTGGCAAGGCGGTTAAATTCATCAAGAGTTATGCCGTGGTTGTTCACAACAATATCTGAAAGCACTCCGCAAGGCGTCTGCTTGATTCTAATATCTCTGATGCTGATTTGATTTTCTTTCTTGAAAATCTCAAAGAGACGCCGATAGTCATCCGTTGCGCTCAATCGCTCACCAAACATCCGCACAAACGCAGCTTTCCTGTCGAGGTGTTCCCTCGGAGAGAGCGTCTCATAACTATTCTTGATTGTATTTGTCTTTTTAGCATCTCTTAAAGCCGCGTTTTCAGCGAATGGCTTATAAACGCGTTTAAACGGCATTTCTATCGCTTGCATGTGTTCTTTGATAAATCTATCAAAAGATTTCTGCGAACGCATGAGAAGGGTATTTAAGAGCGTCTCTTTTTTGAGCGCCTTCACGTTTTTCCAAACAAATTCAGCTGCTTGTATGCTTTCTTGTCTTTGAAGGTTTGCTTGCCTTGCGTCGTTTATGGATACCGTGAGAGCATCATATTTTTTGGTCTTAATACTCTTTCTTGCAAGCTCGCGGATTGGAAGTCTCTCAAAGTGGGATGCTCTGATGGAAATCCTCTTGGTGTCGTTGGCTTTCATGGCTTCATAGAAACGTCTTTGGAGGCTTGCTTGCCTTGCGTCGTTTATGGATACCGTGAGAGCAAACCTTCTATAGTATCGCGTCGTTTCTCTGCTTGCATCCGAAAGGAAAAGTTCGTCACTATCTTTGACGTATATGTCATCGAACCCGAAGTGATCTATCGTGTCGGTCACGTTGTCTATGAATATTTTGTCTGCATCATCAATAAAGAACGAATGTCGGTAAGTTTTTATATCAAGCACGGGTCAGCGTTATTTCAAAAGTAACGGTGAGAACGTCGCTTGCTCCTTTGTTAATCACAGGGAATGTTACGCGGTCAAAGAAAATGCCACCACTAGACGCATTGCAGATGCCTGCTTCTGTGATTGCGCCTGTCGCCTCGCCTGCGTTGAATGTGGTCTGTACTGTAAGTTTGGTCGTGCCTGCGGAGTGAGAATAGGATGCCGCTTTTCTAAGCAGCTCGGTGGCAAGTTTAGTGTCGCCCGCAGCGACCGCAGTCGTTCCGGTGCCAACGGCGATGTAATTCATCACGCCCGGTCTGGACGAACCTGCACCAAAGGCGTTGCATAAGAAATCAATGCCGCTGTTCAATATCATGTTATTGTGACGGGATGCAATGCACGCCCCGTCCTTTCTTTGAAGTACAAGCGTTACTGCGCCATGTACGCTAAAATTTTCTTTCTGCATGTTTACCTCAACTGTTGAAACGAACCGCCGTCATGATTCCGATCGGCGGCGCTTTAATGGTTTTATACTGCGTTGTCCCCTGAAGAACCGCATTGTTGTTAAGCGCATACAGGGTGCGCTCTGTATCAGACTGCGAAACCCCGATAGTGATTATGTCCATGGTGCTTGGGTTTAGCGGGAGTTTTTGGGATAGTCCATCACTTCCGACAAGAACAAGCCCATCATCATAGCGAAGATAAAGATCCCCATTTTCCCCTCCTATAGACGCTATGGCGCATGATTCAAGCGCGTCATCGATTTTTATATTAAACGTAAGCGAGAACGTGGAAGCTCCTGTATGTAGATTGTACGCAAGGCGTGTCAGCTCGTCCTGCTTTAGTCCCTTGCTCCATCTTGCATAATCAAACACATCACAGTGGATATGCTCTGTCGGCTCTTCTCCTGCCATTGTCTGCAAGTCCTCATCGAGCGGCGCTTCAATGAGTGCCGTCTTGTCGGCGTTCTTGTCTGCGATATAAGTTTTTATCTCAATGCCGTCAAGGTCTGCCGCCACGCCGCCTACCATGTTGATAGTCTTTGCGCGATCGTCAAGGACGGAGAAGCCTAGATCGGAGATTGCAATGTCTGTATTAGAGACGCCCTCTATTTTGTAATCCGACCAGCTTCTCGCCCTTGCCGTATATGGCAGGTGTCCCGTGGAGATATATTCCCCCTTGAATACGCCTTCTGAAAGCCTGAGCCCATGTGCCACCGCATCGTAGTAAGTGCCAACCTTATTGCCTGTGTACAAGGTCTGATGTTCATCAAAATCGACGATGACATTCTTCTGCTGGTCTTGCACGGTTTTCAAAAGAAACCACGATGCCTTTTGAGAGAAGTTTCCGTGTTCATCGTATGCTTTGATTAAGAAATAAATATCCCCTGTGTTCGGGTATTCCATTTTCTTCTTCAATAGCTCTGTCTTGAATATCTCAAGTCCGTTCTCCCATGAGGGCGTGGTTGAAGCGCGGACGGTGTATCCCGCCCCCTGCACGCCAACGCTTCTCCAATAGAAGTCAAGAACTGCGCCGTTTCTTTCTACGATGAAATCTTGAACCTGCGGTATTTTGCAATACAGATAACCCTTTTCGCCTTCTCCGAAACTGTCGTAGTAGGCTACAGCTATCTCGCTGATTTGGTCGGCGTCTTCCGTGTAAAGCATCCAGTTATCCTGCGTTTCATACATGATGCCGTTCACATATATGTGCGCTCCGATGCAGTCAAGGGGGATGAAGGTGTAGTTTATCAGCGTGCCTTGCGCGTTCTTTGACATGTTTATGTCTTGCGGTTTTTCAGGGCGTTTCTTGCTATACTGCAATGCCGAACCGTTAGACGCCGTTCCGTCCTGCAGGACTGCATAAAGATATGCCGTGCCTACGGCAGATACAGGCATCTTATAAGAGTAGTTATTGGTCGTTCTCTCAAGAAGTCCTGACAAAGTGCCGACTGCGGTATTCGTCCGCACTTCATAGTAGGCAAGTTTATTGTAGTACGTTGGGTCGCTCCACTTGAACACGCCGCCCTCTACGGAAAATGTAAGCGTAAAGTTTGGTGGTGGGGCAATCCCTGAACTCCCTATTTCCTCATTTGCCTTGAATCCGTTGGCGAGGTTTACCTGTTCGGCGATTGAGGCGAGATACCGCCTTAACTGCGTCATCAGATATCGCCCGTCGCCCTGTACTACGTTGGGAAGGTCAGGGGCTTCTATGTATACTTTCTCTTTTTCACTCATGACATCCCCGTACTGATAGCCTGTTCGAGCGTGCTTATGATGTTGCTATCCTGCGTCACATCATACTCATTCTCGTTCAAGGCAAGAAGTATCGCGCTGCGAAGTATTACCGCGTTAATCGCTTCGTGGTCAAACGGCAAATCATCGTCTGCTCCGACAAGATCGGGCGTGGCAAAATACCTGAACCGCACGGCGTCGCTTCCGTCCGTGATGGTTGCCACGTTGCTTGTCATGCGTATTGGGTATGTGCCGCACGCGCCCATGTAGTTATGGGGGAGCTTGTCTCCGTCTCGTATGGTCGTTTCCTTGGCGAGTACAGGCCATTTGGCAGCTATCAAAAGGCTTGATACCTGCTGAATCGCCGTATTGATGAACTCAAGGCAAGCATCGGTAGAGTATTCGTCAGATATGTCATGGGTGGCAGATTTAAGCCGTGCTATCGCATCTCTTACTTTCATCATACCCTCCATATGGGGAACACTCGCCTGTTGGCGTATCTTCTAACAGGTATCAGCTCTTCGGCGAGCGTCTTGTTGGCTTCTGCCATAATATCTTCCTGCGGGTTCTGATTGAGTATCATGCCCGTCAGCTTGACTATAAGGTCAAGGAATATATCTGGAAGCTCCAATACATCGTCTGCCTTGACCGCCTTGACGGAATATCTGTAGAGAAGCGCTACATCTTCCAGTACATAAAGTTTCCCATTCAGGACTTTGAACTCGTGGTGGCACGGTTTCTTCTGCGCGGGGCATGGATGGAGCGGGTATCGAAATCTGATGGTGACGATGGAAACAATAGAGAGTAAATCTTCCGGCAAATCGAAACCATCCCTGTATTCGATGCGTGGTTTCTTCTCTTCTGCCGTCTCATTTTCCTTGTCGATCTTTTCGTTGATTTCATCAAGACGATACTCCACTTCTTTCTCCAGGAAGTCACTGTTCTTTAGTGCAAAGGTTCGGTTGATATAGCGCACCGCTTCGTTGAGAGACTGGATAATGTCATAGTCAGAAAACTTGACTTCATTATTGTCTTTCTGCTTGAAGCGCACGGACTGAATAATGTCTTTGACGTTTATCATACTGTCTCCAAAAGCTGATTCAGCGCATCGGGCTTTCTTTGACTTGCCGAATCATTCGTAATAAGCGGCACGGCGTAACCATGCCACATGCACTTCTTATGGTTCACGGCAAGTGCCTGATGAACCTTGAAGAATTTCAGCATGTAGGTGGTGTAGCCAGCCATGTCTCCTTCTCTCTTCCTTGCCATAGCTTCTTTGAGCCACGGGTCGAACTGATACATTTCTTCTGGAATGACACCTAACATGTAGCCGTTTTTGCCATTCCCCATGCCTATTTCATCATATTCCTTGGCTTGGGCTATAGCCCCTGACAGGTCTACCGTGTTTCTAAGATAGCAAGTCCCATCATCTTCCAGCCGCAATTCCTGTTTGGTAATCATTTCAGCACTCCCGTAAATAAAAAGGAGGGAACAACTTTAAGTCATTCCCTTCACTTTAACTAAAACATATTGCTTTTATCTCTTGATGCCGATGATGGACGCGGATGCTTTCGGTTGAGATGCCTGAAGCGTCAGCTTGGTTTCCAGCACGAATTTATCATAGGTGCCGGTCTTATCCAGTCCGCCGACTTCATGCGGCTTTTCAAAGTAGCGAAGCTCCCAGTAATCGAAATCGTAAATATCGATACGGTCGGAGTTGTACATGCGGTGAGAGTGTGCAGTAACTACGCCGCCGTCGGTTTCGTAGGTGTCAGCGACTTCAGAGCCATAACGGGTTTTCGGTTGTCGCTGCGTGGTAGCCATCGCGGAAACGAGCTTAGAGAAGCGGCGCTTGTTTTCCATCGACATGTAAGCATCGGTTGGTTTGCCGCCACGGTTTGCCGCCATCGCCATAACGTCATCAATGTCATCGAGGGTGTACTGTGCGGCACTGCCGAGAGACTTAACGTTAGATTTAACAATCTTGACTTCCGTTCCTGCATCGGTCGGCTTAACCTGCGTGGTTACGCTGTCATCGCCGCGTACCGCATCCTGAATCTTGTCATAGATAGTAAATGCAGTTTTCGGGTTGGTCGTGTCAAGTCTAACGTAGTAAACGGCACCCGCTTTCATTCCAGCAGGCATTTTCTTACCAATGAAGTAAACGAAATCGCCGGTCTTGAGGTTGTGTTCCTCGGTGGTGGTGAATACGCCCGTGGTAGCCGCGGTTACATCAAGGGTATCAAGATCCATGAAGTATGGGATGCCGCCCATGAGAGGTGCTACGGTTTCTCCGCCCATACGAGCCTTGTCGTTGGTGATGAGTGCGTATTCAATATCAAGTGCCTGTTTGGTAAACGCATCGGTCTTTGCTTCACTCATGGCATCGCCCTGCGGTACATTGTAAATCTTCTTGACTTTGCGCTGTACGTCAGAAATGAGGCCGGTGTTTTGGAAGAACTGAACGTAGTTTTTCAGCCCTTCGATAGAACCTACCTTATGGTACTTGTATTCTTCGTATTCAAGGTGGGCGTTTTCACTCGGCGGCTCAAGGCGTTTTGTCATCCACATGGTATCAGTGGCAGTGACTTCCTTGCCTTCCGGCAGTCGGGAAAGAATCTGTGTCGAGGTCGGGTCGATATTATAGAGTATCGGGGAATAGTCTTCCGCTTGACCTACCGATTCATAGGTTACACTCTGGGAACTAGATGGTCCCAGTTTTCTTGTTACGTCCTGTGGCATTATTTTCCTCCTTGGTGGTAATTACAGGAACTGAATATATATAAACACAAAAGTGTGTTTACCGCTTCATGGAGCTAAGCCATGCTTCTACAATCTTAGATTTATCTCTTACGGGTGCAGATCTAAGCTGTTCCGCATAGTCGATTGGTTTGACAACGTCCTGCCCCGTGCCTTTTCTCTCCACGGATGGGGAGCGGGGCGATGGTGTCGTAGACGTGCCGTTCTTCTTTGCGTAAAACTCTTTTCTGCAATCTTCGTAGTAGCTTCTTACCACTTCGGCAGACTGCGGGTCGAGCTTGCCCTGCATGGCTTTCTGAATAGCCGGAGCTATGGTAGCCGCTTTTTCGTATGGCATTGTCTTGTAATGCTCCTGCATAAAGAACCCGATTTCATCAAAGTGTGGCTCGGCGGCTCTCTGCTCGTTAATCCAATCTGCCACGCCCTTCTTAAACTCGTTCTCCTGCTGCGCCTTCATCTGCTCAATGCGAACCTGTTCGCTATATCCGCTGATGATTTGGGAGCGGGCTACATCAAGAGCGGCTTTGTACCTAGATACTTTGGTTTGAATTTCATCGTTGTCGGAAAACTCACCCATGGACAATTCATCTTCGGTGATGCCGACATCTTTCATAGCTTTGTCGCGCGCCGCCTTGTTGACCGCATCGAGGAACTCGTTACGAAGCTCAGCTTCGCTCTTCTGCGGCGGTGGTTTCGGAGCATTCTGCTGCTTCATGGCAAGGTACTGCGGCTGATATTCAGGCGGTATCTTGCTCTCGTCCACCTGCCCCATCTGAATAGCAAGGGAAAGCTCGGCAGGCGAATAGAACTGCGTCTTCTGAACTTGCGGCTGCTGAACCTGTGGTTGTTCTGCTGGCGGTTCTTCTGCCTGTGGTTGCTCTGTCGGTTCGGCTTTCTCCGGCTCTTTTGTCTCCGCTCCGCTAGGAATAGTCTCTACGACCTTCCTGCCTGTTCTTTCGTCAATGCGAAGTCCCATTCGAGGGCTTTCTTCCGCGGGCGTTTCGTGGGTTTCTACTGGTGTAGATTCTGCCGGAGTGGATTCTACCGGCGTTTCGTTCTCTGGCATTAGTTATCCTCCAATTTGGACTCCGCAATCTTACCTGTGTTTATGATTGCAATCATGTTGTCTATGAACCTCTCCGCCGCACGCAAATCAGCGCGTATGGCGTTCGGGTCTTTTGATGTGTGAAGAAGCGCATATAATGCGGCGTGTTCCTCTGTCTTTTGGAACTCCGCAAGGAAAGAGGAAAGCGTCTCCGCGCTTTTCCCCTTCTTTATCATCTCTTGCAAACGTCTTTCCCGTTCGCGGCTAGTCATCTTATCCATTTGGTCTCCTAAGAGCCATTCCTCTAGGACTTGCAGGAAGGTTCATTTTCTTCAAAATCTCGGCTATTGCATCAGGCGGCAGATCGTTCAGCCCTGCGGATACCTTCGGGATACCGCTCTTTCTTATGTCGGCGGCGGCTTTCGCATCTACCAATGCTTTCTTCGCAGCGATTTCTGCCTGCTGCTGTGCCTGCATCATTGCAAGCTGCGACTGTTGTTTCTGCGCCTGTGCCTGCTTGAACTGTTCGCTTGTCGGATCTATCAGCGTCTTTTCTGCATTTGTCAGCCCCATTTCCTCAAGAAGCGTCTTACCTGCTACATACCAGCTGTTTTCATCAACAATTCCCTGTTGCGCGAATACTGGATATATCTGATTGATGAGTACCATCAGGTAGTTGATACGTGCCTCTTTTGTCCCTGCCCCCTGCGCTACGTTCAGCACAAGGTCGTAGTCTACGTTTACGTCCGCGCTTGAGATAGACACATTCTTGTCTCCTACCCTAATCATCTGCTCGGAATCGCCAAACTGCTGATTGAGTTGGATTAAGAAGCGGAATATAGGCTTGAAGAAGTTTTCAGCAGACAGACGCGCCATGTTCTTCTGCCGCTTCTCTGCCTGTCCCATAATGCTTGTGATGCCCGTTGCGGTCTTGTTCAGGGATTCGGAATCAAGCCCCTGATTGTACCTTGTTGAACCCGTCTGTGCTTCAATCTCGTTCTGCGCATAGTCTACAAGGCTCATGGTCGCTGAACTCATCGGCGGCGTAGAAATCGGATAGATGAGGTTTCCTGGCATCCCGTTGGTAGGGACTAAATCTTCGTTGCCCAAAAGGGCTTCTACGTCTACATTAGCTTGGTCAAACGCCATTTGAGGGCTATTGCATCTTGCGATGTTGACTATCATCTGGCGAATAACTGCCGTCTTTAAGTCCTGCTGCTGCTCTACAACGTCAGCAAACCCCGCCTTTTCGTTGAAGATGACCTGCGGATCTCTTTCGGAGCAGTTTACGAAGAACGGTACTCTTTTGAAGTTGTTTACCTGTATTTTGAGTGGCACTTCACTGTCGCCTACCGTGTGAACGATGAGTTTTTCATAGATGCCGTCATCGTTATAGTCTACGTCTACATAGCACTCATAAAGCTCTACGTCCTTGGACGCATTATCCGCATCTGTAAGCTGATAGCTCTTTGTAGAAAGCCCCCTGTTATGCGTGGTGTCGTACTGTGTGTATTTGGTGTCTCCTGCGTTCTTCAACGCTTCGTCCACGTTCTCATACACCCCATCACGTTCTCTGCGCTTCAGGTAGTCCCCTTTTACGATTTTCCGGTGGGCTACAAATTTGCACTCATTGATGGACGATGCATCCGGCGTGAACCGGAACTCTGACGGCGGCACCCTTTCGATCACAGGGTAGTTGTCGGTGACGCGAATCTCGTTGTATTCGACATTGTAATAACCGCCGTCCACCTTCTTGATTTTGGTGACTTCTATGTCGCCTGCGGCAGCGGCATTGGAAAGCTGATTCATGATTTCATAGTCCATCGGGCTAATCATAACCTGCATTGGTACATGCTCTTCTTCGTGCTTCCACCAAACCTTGGCAACGCCGTAGTTGAGTTTAAGAGAATCTGTCCAAACGTCATTGCAGAAGGTGGTGTAGTCGTTCTTCGTGTCGAGCTGATACTGAATCAGCATCTCCGTTTTCTTCGCCGCATCGGTCTTGTCCATGTTGCGAGCCTGCACGCTTACAGGTTTGTCTGAACCTGTAAAAACCTCCATGACCTGCGGAATAATCCAGTCGATGGAGGTTTTAACATCTCTTGACACCCAGTCAGACATTTCAGAAAGCCGTGCAAACTTCTTTCTGTAGTGACCTTTGGTTGCATTATAAATTTCTTCTCTTTCAAGAATTTTCGGCTCAATCGAGGACTTGTAGTAGTCGTTGGCAGCTTGCTTGCCATCAGTGACCGCCCTCATGATTTTGTCGATTTCTTTCTTCTTTAGCGTCTTTAAGCTGACTTCCTCGCCCTTCGGGGCAAGTGCCATGACTGCATTAGCTTCCATTACATCTTCCCCCATTTACGGATACGGCCTTTTTTCCGTGCATCTTGCCATGCTTTTTGCCATGGGTTCTTCGTCTGTGCGTATATCTTCGCACAAACATAAGCAAGGCAGTCGATGATATGCGAGTATTCGTTCTTGTCAGGTTCATCAAGAAGTCTCTCTCCTACTTTCTTTCTGTGGTAGCCGCCTGTCAAAGCTCTTATAATCCATGTGCATGACGGGTCGATCAAAAGCATCGGCTTCCCATCGCTCGTCATATTGGTTAAGAACCACCGCACGGCTTCCGCACGCTCTGTCTGCGACAATGCACCCGGCTGAACATACCATCCAAAATCATCTCTAAGTATCTGATTGGCGGTCTTTTCATCTGCCTGTGAACGCTGATTGCCCGCCGGGTCGCCTACACAATTCAGCGAGAACCCATAGTAGTATGCCGCCAAATCTGCTTTCAGGGCTTTGGCATGGTTTCTCATGCCGACATCCCATGACTGGCACTCTCTAAGGACAAGAATCTGCCCTTTTGCCGTCGTCTGACAGATGATGGTAGCAGGGGTAAGCCCGTAGTCGAAGCCCAGCTCCAAAGGTCTCCGCTTGTCTGGTCTTAACGGACTTCCTGCTACATGGTAGTCGTACCTGAACTCTGGATAATAGGGCTTTTCGAGCGATACGTCCCAGTTGATTTCATACTCTCGCTCCCACCCTGCGGCAGTAGAGCCTTCTTTCTGCTCTTTTATCCACTCGGGGTCTCGCTTGTCAGGGTCTGCGGTGTAGTGAACCCTCGCAATGTAAGCCCCGTTTCTTCGATACTCTGTAAGCCCCTTAATCTCTTCGTGCTTCTCTATCGCCTGTTCATCTTCAATCCCGTTGATGTTCTCATTGACGATCTTTGAGAAGAAGCCGGGGTTCGCTGAACTGTCTATAAGAATACGTCCGCCGCCCTGAATGACTGGTCTAAGTGCCATCCATGTTTCCTCGGCGTTGTCCCAGAAAGCCATTTCCGTGCAGTATACGCGCGATGCGGTGTATTGTCGGAGCTGGTCAGCACCTTCAGCTACGGCAAAGATGGTTGTTCCGTTGCTGAACCGAAGAAAGCTATAGCCTTTCTCGGAACTTATCTTCTTCTCCAACTTAGGGAAGCGATGCCGGTTATGAGGGAGATTATTATACATGAACATAAAACGGCTCTCGCCCATCAAGTAGGCGGAGTCATCGAACTTCTTTGACTGTATGAATATGGTTTGGTTCTCCCTGTACATCGCTTCCCATAAGCAGATAGCAAGGCAGCACCAAGTCATCATCATACGTCTTGATTTTGGTATGCAAAGAATTTTCTCGTTCTCTGCCAAGTAGCAGATTCGTTTCAAGTATTCTTTGTCAGGGAAATTCTTTACTTTCCCTTCGTCGGCTTCGTCCATCGTGAGACAAGCTCCATGAATAAACGACCATGGGTCGCTCTTCCATGCCTTCGTCTCCATCAATGTGAGAAGCTCTTCCTTCTCTGCCCTGCTCAGCATATCGCTTCACCTTATCATCGTATAAACCAGTAGGAAGCTAACAGTTACCCCATATACAATAAAAGCCTCCGTCATTCTCTCGTTCTCTTGTCGCTCGCAATTTCAAGTGCCGTGTCGCTCGCAATTACAAGCGCGGTGTACAGGTGTTTCGCCTCTTTCACGTTACCGCTAAACTCGTCATGGTCGGCTTCTATTTCTATTTGCGGTTTAATCTCTACCGTGTAGCCCTGCGCTTCGTATTCAGAAACGGCGTCATAAAGTTGGCTACAGTAATCGTCATGTTCGTATGTTTCGATAAATTTAATACCTGCGGTCATATCTTTCCCCACCTTCTTATTTACTCATTCTCTGCCATAAATCGGCGTACTGTTGCTCTTGTGATTCATGCAACGCTTGTGCATAAGCATCTGCTGAATCGGCATCCTTGAATTTCCCCAGATATTGCCCGGTCTTGCGATAGTAGTTGATAATGTCGGGAGCCCACCATAAAGCCCTTCCGTCTTGTGTGATTGTTGGAAGCAGGTATTCTAAACCGTCTGGCATAGTAAATGAGGCAGATCTGACTGTTGCGTACTCTCCGTTAGGCATCTTCACCACCGGTCTACTATCTAGGTCTATGTTTCCGGGCGAAACCATTCCGTTCCAATCACCATCTATTACATACTTCGCCATGATTTCCACCGCCCGAAACTATTCTTTTTCCCTATCCGCAGCGATAAGTGCTTGTGCTATGCGCTCGACTGCGGATTCTCTTAACACGTTTTTCAGACTGCCCGGTTTTCCCATATTGAACGCATACAAGAGCACATGGGTAAGCTCATGCACCACGCACGCTTCTATATCTCTTCCTTCTTCACCGGCTTCCGGCGCAAGTATCAGTATGTCCGCTCTACTGATTTGCGGAGCCACACGGCACTCTCCCTCCCATGACGGCTCTGATAATTCATGCTGCTTTGCGAACCGAATAGATATATCCCAGTCCTTTATCCGCAGTATTTCTACCCATTTCTGTAATAATCTGTCGAGATCTTCTGACATATTCGCACCTCTTTTTTTATTTTTTATTATTTTTCGGGAAATTGCGTTTTGTTGAATCTAATGAATCATGCGCTTCTATGGCTTCGGAATAGGGACTCCTTTTGATTCTTTATAGTTCCCGATTGGGGTATACATATAATAGATTCCTTTGTATGGGGACCCCACTCGCCCCCTCCCCCTGCCGTATCCATGGGACTCCTACCGCCCCTGACGCACCCATACCCGCCGGACGCCTGCCCATCGTCTGCGCCGCCCTGCCCCATCATCCTAGCCACCACTCCATGCTCCCCTAGCCTTGCCAGTCATTACCTTGTCACCTAGCCAGTCTATCCCGCCGGAGATGACGCCATATTGAATGACTATGCAGAATGTGGGATAGATCGCCGTGGTTGTATGATAGATTTATGCGCTAACCTGCATAAACCTATCATCTCAGCTACTCCGGCGGAACATATCAGCTTTATCCATTAGCTCCGCTATGCGCTTATCTATATCTTCGTCAGATACTGCCTTAACACTAGTATTTACCGTGTTTACCTCAGATTTATCAGCGTATCCGTGATTATTCTTCAGGTCGAAGATGATACCCGCTACATTACCTTTACCACTAATCATGCGCCGCTCCAAGTCCGATTCTATCGCGAGATTCGCGCGTTTTAGTAAATCGGCAATAGTAAGAGAGTGCAGTTCTCCGTCAATTTCGCTACGCTCTAGCACTGTATCTTGTCTGCTGACTTCATGCATGTACTTATTCATCGTGTCTTTACTTATATTGAGATACAAGCATAGGCCGCTTCTTGTCATGACTTCATCCGCTTCCTGCTTATCTGCTATCCATGTGTCTATCTTCTGCTTCAGCTCTTGAACGTTGTTCAGCTTCCGCCGACCACCAGCATGATTCAAGTCATGTTTATCTACCTTCGCTCCGTCATCCATGATTACTAGTCTAGTCAGCGCTAGCCGTATCTTCGGACGCTTGCGCCGCCAGACGCTGAGCAGTGATTTAGTTATCCCCATCTGCTCCGCTATCTTGCTATCTGATAGCCCGTCTTTAACCCATTTCCTTATCTGCTCTAGCTTATCCTCTGCTTCCCAGTCTAAATACTTCGCCCGCGGCATGCTCTTCACCTCTTTTCCGCCTCTTCCGCTCTCCGCTCCGCGCTCCCTGAAGCCCTGGAAGCTCTATTAGCTTTACAAGCTCTTGTGCTTCCGCTCTGTCTGCTCTGATTGCACGTAAAAAGCGCCGGGCGGTACGTCATCAGACGCATCACCGGCGCTTACTTATATGTATGCCATCTCGCATACTATCTTACTATAGTATTATACCATGTTTTCTCCCGATAAATTCGCATAATTTTTGGAACTTTACCTATTTTATCGCATAAAATAGCCCCTGACCGTAAGATCGGGGGCTTTCTTATATATGTATTACTTAATCTCTACTTTTTCGCCGTCTCGCTCTGCATAGACACGATATCCCAGCGCGTTTAACAAGTTGACAAGCTCCAATGCTCTTATAGTCCCCGCTTTCAGCTTGCGCCCGAAGTTGTTTTTCTCCGCTCCAATTTTCCGCCCAGCTTCAGCCTGCGACATGTTGCCATTTTTAATTAATAACATCTTGATAAACATGTATAAGTCGTTTGCGTCCATCTCATTGCCCCCCCTTCTTCGACAATATCAGCACTTCATTAAGTATATGGCATTTTGCTTACCCTGTCAACAAATTAGAGTTTAGTTAGAAATCATTTTACCCCTTGCGTAAGCATTTTGCTTATGCTATTATACTTGCAGAACAAGCAAAGAGCTTACAAAGTAAGCATTAAGCCCCGACGGGCAAGGAGGTACAACATGATTACGGTATTTGATGAAATGAACTGGAACGACGTTTTTGAATCTGCATGGAGCGGAGCAAGATACACAGCCGAAAGACTGCAGGAAGAGGGGAAGGGTGAAGAGTTTATGGAACTTGTCAATGAGCTTTACCCGGACGGCATCGACCGTACCGCGTTGAATGATTTGATGTGGTTTGATAGCGATTGGATTTATAAATCCCTCGGCATGGCTGCCGAAGACTAATAGCTTCTAGGGGGTTGAGCTTTATCAGCCCCACCCCATTCCCATATTTTATATGTTCCGCCAGGTGACGGAGAAAGAGAGAAAAATCATGACAACAGACGAAGAACTCGAAGTAACGGCAGAAAGTTTCCAGCTTTATGAAGCTGCTGGAACGCTTCGCGAGGTCGTGAAGGACCTTGAAGCGGGCGCGAAGCTCAGCATGAAGCATGGTGCAGAGCTTGATTATATTGCTACGAAGATTGCGGAAATCGCCAAAGAGTGCGACGCATACCGCAAAGATTTAGAGAAAGGGGAATAAATCATGGATTATGTAGACATCATGAACGAACTCGGAGAAAACAAGGTTGCGCTCCGCTATGGGGCTATGCTCCCGGTCGAAATCTTGGACGGCTACGCGGATGACTACACAAAGGAAATTGTAGTTTTTTTCAAAGTACGCGAGAAAGGGCATACACTCCGCTTCCGTTGCCTGCGTGATAGCGAAGGCGGGTACTATCTCCCGCTGCATAACGCGGAAGAATACCCGTTCAGGATTGACAACGGCGAGCCCTGGTTCATCCCTCGGAACTTTATCCCGGGGCTTGCTCCGGAGGAAAAAGAGGATGCGGTCAAGGGGATAATGCGGGCGGTCGTCCCGGAATACGATGACCCCGCGAATGATTGTTGGTAAGTAAAAGCTTCTGGGGGACTGTGCTAAACAGTCCCACCCCACTTAAATATTTTTGGTTTCCCCACAAGGGAAGGAAGGAGCAAGAAATGACAACGGTATCCGTCCATTATACATTTCATGGGTTCGCATTTATGAATCACTGGGAAACCTTCGACACGGTCGATGTTGCCCGCGCAATCATGGACGCGGAACATGATACATCTATCGATATGTATGTCATCGGTGGAGTTTTCCACCGGAAGGCATGAGGTTCTAGCGGAGCATCCGTAAAAGCTCTGCCCCACTTTTATTAACATTTTATTAAGTCGCCCGATCGGGGCGAGAAGGAGCAGAAAATGAAATTGCTGAAAGAAGATTATCCGGTGAATCGCTTTGAAGAAAGCGCACGCATTGCGAGCTTGTATGACCTGCTCGCTATCATCATCGGCGGCGATGCGGAAAAGTCGCTGGCGAAGGCGGGCAACGTGGTTCGCGAGTGCGTAGACGCCTACGGCGGCGAGTATACCGCGCTCTGCTCCGCCGACTGGCGAGACTTCGTAGTATCCGCCGGATTGACAAAAACAGCGGCAATCAAAGTAGCCGCCGCAATCGAGCTTGGGAAGCGGCTGGATGCGTCACACGACAAACGGACGCGCGAAAACTTCGGGAGGCCGGAAAACGTGGCTCGCTTCTTCATGGAGCGCCTCCGGCATGAGACGCAGGAGCATTTCTGCGTAGCCTACACAAATGTAAAAAATAAGCTCATCGGCTGGAAAGAAATCAGCGTCGGCGGGCTAAACGCCGCACCCGCCGACGTAAAAGAAGCGATGAGATGGGCAATCAGATACAAGGCTTACGGCTTAATCCTGGTTCATAATCACCCTTCTGGGTATCCTGAACCGTCAAGAGAGGATATCACATTGACAAAGACATTCGCCGAAGCTTCGAAGTTTGTAGATTGCGAAGTCCTCGACCATGTAATCATTGGTGACGGCATCTATACAAGCCTTCACGACCGTGGCGATATTTAATAGGGTTTCTGTGGGGCTGAACCTCATCAGCTCCATCCCACCTGCTATTTATTTGTTTTAAAAAGGAGAAAAAGAATGAAAAAACTTAATCAAAGCACGTCAGAAAAAGCGATGCGCCGCGCATTTCAAATCTGGCTCGGCGTCATCCCCGCCCCTGAATGTCTGGAAGATATGCAGGCGTTCAAGATTCCAGCGGTAGACGTTGCAGATTTGCGGCTCGATGCAGCGGATGACGGTAAAATGCTTGATTGCTTGTCGGACGTCTGCGACTATCTCGCGGAGCTTGTAGTATATTGCGACTGGTACGTGTTCCCCCGCTCCGTCCGCAAAATTATGGACGACATGGAAGCGTGGGCGGCTGTAAATATGATTGATTTGGCGGGCGGTATGGCATCAGACGCCGTGGAGCTGGAAGAAAAGAAGCATCATACATTATCGGCTATCTTAACATTTTGCCACGATTAAAAATAAGGTTCTAAAGGGGCATCCTTAAAAGCCCCTTCCCATCTGAATTTACTTATATTAAAATGGAAGGAGCTGGTTTAATGGGGTGGCTTGAATTGCTGTATATTGTCTATGCCTGCATCGCCGTCAAGTTTCTGCTAGAGCACGCAGGGAAAGGAAGGTGCCGCCGTGCTGGTCACAGAAGAAAGGCGTGAATGGTGCAGGAATCACGCCGCAGAATTTATGCAGGTGTGCGAAGAAAACTATACTCGCGCCACTCTTTCAGGTGGTTCGCCAAATTACTTCGCCGTGATGTTCAAGCGCGGCTGGTTCTCAAGAAAAGAAAAATTAATGCCCGTCGTCACAAACGAACGTTGGAAAGATGACGAAAGAATCATCATTGTGCAGAACGGGAGATACTTCCCACATCGTGAAGCGGTCAGGAAAGAATATTTTCACGCGTGTGCCGCGATCTTGAAAAAGATCCGGGCGGCTAGGATCGGGGACGTCATAGAAATCTATGAGTTTTTCGACCCCGACTGGTTCGCGATGAGAAATCTTGTGCCGCCATATAAGATTGCGCCGCCCCTAGCGGAGGCGGAAGATAAAGAAATAAATTGGAAAGATAAGCAGGATTTTCCGTTTTAGCCAGTTTATGACATGGCGAACGGGTATAATATTGGTAGTTGGTTTTATTCTCGAAAGGAGATTTTATTATGACACTCTGGGATATTTATGACGCATGGACTGACACCGCACTGGATGCTCCGGCTCGCGACAACGGCACGCATGCTGAACGTGTTGAAGAGCTGATAGATTACACGGATGCATGTTCTTTCCGCGATTGCTGGGACTGTGCGCCGGTGTCCGACGAAGAAGCAGAAAAGATTGTAAACTGCTATGAACACGGCGGAGCGGGTGCGTATGAACTTAACGAAATCTATCATGTGCGGACTTATAAGATCGAAGTCCGACACCTCGTGGATGATAACTAGACAGAATGGCAGACACAGGACGAAACGACAGATGCATTGACCGCAGATGACGCGAAAGACGGATTAGACGATGACTATATAAAATCTATCAGTACATATCTGGATGAAAACGGCGACGCCGTACCATACGAAGAAACAGAAATCTATATTTCCCCACGCGGGCAAGTCCTCGCGGACGATGATGACATTTCTTTCTTCGCAGAAGATTAAATATAAAAGCGGCTATCGTTACAAAATCTGTAGCGATAGCCGCTTTTAAAATGCTCTAAATTTGGATTAAACCGCGCGCCGCGCACTCGATAGCGAATAGTGTCATCAGCTTATCGCGCCGTCTGTAGTACGTCATTTTATCCATATTTAACGCATCCACGGACGCCTGCCATGTGTGATGTTCCCAGAATGATACTTCGATTATGCGCTGATCGTGATGCTCCAGCTTTCCCATAACCTTGTCGATCGCCGCGAGCCACGCTTCCGGCTGCTGAACCTCGCCCCCTGGAATGTTTACAGATTTCAAGGGCGTGAGGTTTTTTAATGCTTCTGTCTGCGTAGGATCTGACACGAATCCCTGCGAGCGTCGTTCCGGCGCGCCGCTTCGCCTTTTCATTTCTAACCGCTTCTCGCAAACCGCCTTTCTGATATTGTGATAGTTTGCAATGTGCCATCTCACTGACCTTAAAGCCCCTTCCCCAAGGTCATACACCGGTCGATCCTACGCCCCCATGCCTTTCTCCACTAGCTGCGTCATCGTCCGTTTTCAAAAACTTGACGAAAACGCCTTGTGCGATGCGATCCCCACGCTTGATGAAGAACGGTTTATCTCCAGTATTTCGATAGCATACGAGAATTTGATCCTTGTAATCCGCGTCAATCACTCCAACCGAATTGACAAGCTCCAACCCAAACTTTATAGAATAGCTGGAACGTGGGAAGAGAAGCAGGACGTCGCCGTCTTCCATTTCTACTACCGTATTCGTCGGGATAGTATACTTCTCGCCCGGCTTGATTTCTACCGATGTAGCGGCATAAATATCATACCCTGCACTTTTCTTTGTCGCACGAAGCGGCAACTCCGTTTCGATGCACTGATTCAATCGTCTAAACTTTCTCATGATTTCCCTCCTTTGGGACTATTACCACAAAAGCTCCGGTCTTTTTCAAAATGTCGCGCAGCACATAAAAGGACAACCCGGAAAAGCAGGCGGTCACAAATGCACAAGCGACAACGAACCCGATTGCAATATCATCCGCCATCATCTTCCACCCTTGATGTACATGTAATACATTCCCAAAATCAAAATAACAATAAGCGTAGAAACATACTCAATGCAGTTATACAGACTTGTTTCCATCTGTTTCTCCTTTCAGTTCAATGACCGTCACGGCGTCCGGCGTATCGAAAATGTCATCGATGCAGCGCGTGTAATCCAAGTCGCCGTAAATCGCTTCTACTTCTCTATTAAGCAGGGCATCCGGCAGCTCCTGAACGTCTCTGTCATCCCATCTGCGAGAATAAAGCAGCATGCCTCGCGCTTGCCTGACATTCTCAGCGTCGCATATCTCGATTCCTTCATAGTTTTTTGTCATCAAAATCCCGATCAAGTCTCTAAGTTTCATTCTCACTTCTTCTCCTTTTGAGTTCCCCTTTGACAGCTCCCCAGAGGTCAAACCACCGTTTCTTATCGTAGTCCATTCCCCAGACGTCAAAGCCCATGCCAGCAAAATCATCATCGCGCCGTTTGTTTTCAGCTTCTGCGCACCGGAAATCTGTATCTAACACATGCAGCGTGTTAGTGCCTAAGTGCGGCACTAGTGGAAGAATGAAGCCAACCGTGTCGCTCACGATGTATGTCATTCTCCCCAACGCGTACCGCTCCGCGCTGATAATCATCTGCTCCATCAGATCGTCAAGCGGAAGCATTTTTGCTTTATTCATGTTTGTACTCCTCGCATTTATAACTAAAGTCAGAAACCGCATAACGATAGTACGGATGCCGATTCATGTATTCTTGTAGTGCTTCAAAATGCTTGCTTTTCTTGCATCTGTCACAGGATTTGTTTGTACAATCCGAATTACAGAAACACATGTCGAAGGATCCGCTGTGTTCTTTTTTCCAAGTCATACCTTCCCCCTATAAAGCCGCTCTGCCCTTTCATCAGCTTCCTCGATTTTCTTCTTGATCGCATCTCTATCTAAAAGCAGTGAATAGACCATGCTATCCAGTGCGTTCTGACAATCCGCCACCGCCTGAATGAGGTTCTCTTTCGCTTTCTCTGGCGTGGTATCTGTTTTGTACCCGACGCCGTGTGCTCGTTCCCACTTTGAGATAGCATGGATAAGCTCAGCAGCTTCTTCCTTTGCGATGTTGAGGTTCGCCAGCACTCCGTAAAATTCCAATATATTCTTATTCATTCGTATCCTCCTTATGATTCTTCTATCTCTCGCCATTCTGCTTCAATCGCAATGTCCTCCGAGCTCGGGCGTGCGCGTCCGTAGCGGCTACCGTCACAAAAATATGGCACGTCGCCTAGCCCTTCAAACCTCACTAACACGTGATACCGTCCTGTCGCTTTAGCGACATCGACGCCTAAAACGAACCCCTTCCCAAATTTAGGCGAATAGACGGGCTCTCCTTCGTTGAATACTTTATTCATCTTCTTTCCCTCTCTTCTTTAATACCACGTGGCAATATGGATATGGGTTCGGAAGAATCGCGCCCTTCGTCCACACAAGTACTACCAAGAAGAAGATGCACGCAAATATCCCTAAAGTGCAAATCCCATTGATTAGCAGCCAAGCGTGGTAAAACATTAAACACTCAAACAACACGGTAATCATAGCCGCCAGCACGCCTGCTTGCGCCAGCTGTTTCTTACTCATTCCTCATCGCCTCTTCCTGCTCTTTCTTTACCGGTGTGACATATACCCTCAATTCGTCGCCGTTTCTATCGCGCTTCCAATACTTAACTTCCCATTCTTTCCCCGCAAGAACATCGTCGTAAAACCAATCACCAAGGAAATCGTAAAAAAGCAGGGCGTGGCCATGACTATCGTAGACGTACACTAACGTTTTGGGATTAGTTTTGATTAAAAGATCATACAGCAGCATTGCCGACCACCTCTTCCAGCTTCTTTGCATACCACGCAATCTTACCTGCTGTCTCTTCCTTGTCGCCTTTACGCCCATACCGATACGCATACTTGAGAATGTTACCCCACAAGAAGCCTTCAAACTGTTCTTTCGTCATCAGGTGTGCCATAATCTCAATAGCTTCTGGGATGCCTTCAACTTGATAATGAGATGGATTGACTGCATCATCTGTTTTAATCTTGTCCTCTTTCACGATATCCTCTTCTTCTGCTGCTAATAAGTGGATATCGTTGTCTGTCTCCATACCATCATCGTAGTGTCCTTGTAATGTAAAAATAGAATGAGAATCAGCATATGGAGAACCTTTTGCCCATTTTACTACAATGGGGTAATCACCTCGCGCCCTAATCTCTGTCACAATTCCATCCCCCAGCGCAGAAGAATGAACCTTATCACCAACTTTGAATTTCTCCATCTGCTTTCTCTTTTTTTCTAGTTCCTCTGCGTGGTTTTGAAGTGCTCTCATCCGTTCTATATATTTAGTACCTTCACCTTCCGCTTCCCGCTTTTCCGTGGGTTCTTTTAGTTCTCCCATTTTATCCTCCTAGTCAAAAATGTATTTAAGCCCTGCAAAAACAGGTATGAAAGATATAAGCCATGCGATTAAAAAGACCGCTACCACCACTAAAGCAATAGATACCCCGCACCCTAAAGCAAAAAAGCTGCCCAGACGCGTCTTGGAAAGCTGCCATGGGTAAAAGCTATAGAGACCACCAGAGTCAAACTTGACACTGATAGATCTATCTAACTCCTTGGAAACGGAGCACACTTTCCCTCTTCCCAGCATTGGGTAGTAAACAATATCGCCTACTTTAAACCCATTGTTAGAATCATTTGATGTAGCCATTCTTGTTTCTCCTTCCTACAATACGACAACATTATTCCTGCATGAATCAACCGTTATAACAATGCCAAACTGGTTCCCAGTCCCCACCTCGCGCACAGTCATGCGTAATATCTTATCGTCCACATTATCGTTTTCTAAACTGCCGTAACTGCTGTTGTAACTGTCGTATAAATATTTATCTGTCGCAACATCATACACGCATACAGCATCCTCTTTACTGCAGATTTCCAAAAAGTCCCCAACTGTCATTTTTCTTTTCCTTTCACAATTATCACCAGCACCGGTTCAATGGTATCCTCAATATCAATGCCGCTTATTGACGGGTCATCATCATATCGACAAAGCTCAGGGCAATAATCGGGAAAAATGTC